TACACACATAACCCCGACGACTGCTTGCGTCGGCTGCGTGGCCAAGATCAAAAACTGACCCCCGGGGGGGACTTGGTACTGGTCGTGTTGCGATTGACGTTTCGGGAACAAACCGGACATAGATGTTAGTCGCATAGATGCATTCACCAGTCTCTTGATCGTGGTTGGGGTGCCAAGCTGCGGTGGCCACGCACCTGGTTACAGTTTTGGGCGCAGGTTGGGCAGGGGTTGTGTGGTGCGCCGTGGGCTGGGGCGAGGTTGGAGCGGTGGTTCACCCCGTCGTAGTTACCGAACCGAGCCAGCCAGTCTTTGACTCGGATGATGTGGTCGGCGGTGCGTGCGCCGTTGTGGCCGCAGAGCCAACACTGGTCTGATTCGGCGAGCATGGCGGCGACGATGCTGCGGTAGCGCTGACCGTCTCGGGGGTCACCTGGTCGGGACATCGGCCCATTCCCCGCACGAGCACGCCTGGCAGTCAGCCACCGTCCGACCCCAGCACCGCCCAGAGCACCAGCAGAGCCGCTACGACACCCCACAGCCACATGGTGATCAGCGATATACGTCCCTGCCGGCGCCAGAAGACCTCCATCTCCCGCCAGAAGACCTCCATCTCCCGCCAGAACCGGACGCTGTCAGACCAGAAGTCAGGATGGCCCGGCGGCAGGGTGGTGGGCTTCGGAACCGGGTTGCTCAGCGGGTTACGCATGGTCATCCTCCAGCATGGGTAGGCCGAGCCGGCGGGCCTCGGCGCGGATGTGCTGCCGCTCCTGTTCGAGGGTGGCCTGTCGGCGCTGGCGGCGTTCGGCCCGGGTGGGGAGGGTGACCAGCCGGTAGGCGCCGAGCCCGGCGTAGTAGACGACCGCGAGCGCGGCTGTCAGAGGAGCGAGAAGCGGGGCGAAGATGATGATGACCGCGGTCATGAACACGTTCTCGGCGAGTTCGTCGTCACCGAACAGGTCCGTATGGTAGGCGATGCGAGCGAGGATCAGCCCGAGCAGCAACCACCCGCCGGCGATCAGCAGCGGCTCAACCATCGTCGGCCCATTCCCCGCACGAGCACGCGGTGTCGCTGGTGCGCAGCACGCCCGTGCCATCGCATGCGTGGCAGCCGGGCCAGTGCCGCCAGCGTCGGCGCCGCCCCTGGTCGTCCAACCTGTAGTGCTCACGGGAGATCAGCTCGTAGCGCCTCACTGGTCCGCGTCCTCTCCGCCGGCCGGGGCCAGCTGCGGGTTGCCGGACCTGTCCAGCCAGAGCAGCACCAGCACCGCAACCGCCCGGTCGCCACCCTCGCCGCGCTCCAGCCGCATCACCGTGGACGCGGCCACCCCGATCTGCTCGGCGGCCTTGTGCATGCTCAGCCGGCGGGCACGGCGAGCCTCGCGGACCAGCAGCGGAAGCTGCTCAAGCAGGTCGGCCAGCTCGGTGTACGAGATCAGGTCGCATGCCGGCTCACCCACCGTCGCCACCTCCGTCCGGCTCCGGGCTGCCGGGGACGGGGCGGGTGCCGGCGCGGATCTCGGCGACCCGCCGCTCGGCTGCGTAGGCGCCGCGCAGCAGCCCCCGCCGGTGGCTGTCCGCACCACAATTGGCGGCTTGCTGCCGGATGTGACCCACCAGGTTGTCGAGCGCGTCGGCTGCGGCGTCCCGGCGGATCTCCTCACGCAGCACGGGCTGCCGGGCCATCCACTGCTCGACCAGCCCCGGCGTGGCTACGTCGTCGCCCTCCTCCTCCGGGATGTGCTCGGCCAGCCGCTCGGCCCATCCCTCGTACTGGTCCACGTCGTCCAGCAGCGCCCGTAGCTGGTCCAGCTCTTCACCTGTGGCATCGGCGCAGCTCCGGGCGATCAGGCCTTCCACGGTGTGCCGGTCCCAGCCCGGCCCGTCTGTCGCCCGGTACTCGGCGTGCCGGCGGGCGGTGGCCAGCCGGTCCATGTCGGCCACCAGCTCGACCCGCTCAACGGTCAGCCGCTCGCACGCCTCATGCAACCGGCGCCCGGCGGCGGTCACCTGGGCCAGCTCGGCGTTCGCGTTGGCTAGGCGTAACTGCCATTCCTGGCTCTCGGCGCGGGCGGTGGCCAGTTCGCGCTCGTGCTGTGCGGCGGCCCATTCGTGCGTGCGGAACAACGCCTCCCGGTCGGCGGTCACCTGGGCCAGCTCGGCGCGGACGGCGTTGCGCTCGGCTACCCACTCGTCCGCCTGCCCCCACGGTCGATCCGCCAGGCGCCGTAGCCCGTCCCGGTCGGCGAGCAGGGCGACTAGTTGCTCGCCTGCACCGCGGCGCGTCAGCCGGTCCAGTTGCAACGGGCCATCATCCGCGAGAAGCAGGTCGCGCAGCTGCGCGATAGTCTCCCGGTCCCACCCGGGGCCGCCGGCCGGGGGTGGGTCGGCTGGTGGTGTGCCGGCGGGCTCCCCGAGCGCGTCCACGGCGGCCCACACGTCCGATTCGGCATCGTCCACGTCCGACTGGCCGATGTCCGGGCTGATCGCGGTACAGATGTGCCGCCAGCGGCTGACCGCCTCCAGCACCCGGGCGACGGCCGGGTCCACCAGCAGCACCTCGCGCACGTCCGTCCATGTGGCCTCGATCTCGTCGCGAGTCCAGCCCCACCAGGCTTCGTTTCCGCCCCACCGGCCGTGAGTGTTGTAGACATGCGCGCCGTGCGCGCCGCCATTGGCCAGCAGCGCCCGTCCCAGGATGGCCGGGCCGGTGGGCGCTGATGCCAACGGAACGGCCGGTTCACTTTGCACGTCACCCCCTGACGCCAAGTCTGCTTGGGTCCCCCCCGGGGTAGGGGCGGCGGCTGCCGGGGCGTCCTGGGCCGGCTGGGTGGGCGCGGCGGATGGTTCCGGGGTGTCGGCCCACGGGAGCCCGTAGCCCGCCTCGATCTGGTTGGCCAGCCCGAGCAGCATGGCCCCGGGGGCGCGGGTCGGCTCACCGCGCAGATTGGCGGCCCACCGCAGCGCGGCGGCCCACTCCCGGCGGCGGGCCGTGGTCGGCATCGGCTTGGGCTGGCCGAGCGGCACGCTCGGCGGTAGCGGAATGTCAGCCACGGTCGGAGTCCTCCATCCACCCATATGTGTGCGCAACATGTTGGATGTTTCGGACTAGCTGGTCGAACTCAAAGGCGGGGTGGTGCCGCATAGCATGCGCGGGGGCCTTTATCTCGACGTCGGCCAGTCCACGCATCGCAAGGATCAGTGCCACCCGGTAGTCGGCGTGGTCGCGGCTCACCTTTATCAGCTGGCCGCCGCCATCGTCAGTCTCAAGCTTGATCGTGACCTTGTACATTGACGTAACTCCCCGCGTCTGGTGGGTGGTCAAGGTGGGTCCTTTCGTGCGAGCCGCTCGGAGCGGCAGGTCGGGGTCATGGCGTCTGCTTGGCGCAGACGTTGCGGTGGTAGGCGCTGCTGGTGGGGTTGCCGCAGCGTGGGCAGGTGGGTGATGTTCGGACGTTCGGCTCACCGCCCGCCGCGCCGCCAGCGCGCTGGCGGCGGGCGGTGCTGCGGTGGCCCGCCACCGCCTCCTTCGGGGCGGGGCGGGGCGGGGTGGGCGTTACAGACGTGTCGTGAGACGTGTCGTTGGACGCGTCTATATCGGCATCCTTTTTAGGACCATCCCGCGCGTTCCCGGACATACCCGTTGTGGATAAGTCGGCTGGCCCTGTGGATGACGCCCCGATCCGCTTGGCGAGCCAGCGGGCCTGCCGTTCGGCCTTGGCCCGGCGTTGCTGGACCACCTTCGCCCGGCTGGGCTGGTAGTTCCAGTAGTCGTGGATAACCCACCCGTCGGCGTGTGTGCCGTCTGCTGGGCATGCTGTCGACGGGCAGTTGTGGCCCGCTTCGTGGAACAATCCCCGCCGCACCAGTTCAAGGACGAACGTTGCCGGCTTGCGCACCTGCGCACACACCTGGTCGAGGTCGCCAGTGGGAATCCAACCGTCCATGAGGTTGCGATTGCTCCACGGGATGCTCGCCGAGTGTAGGCGGTACGCCGGATCCGACAACGCCGCGACCTTGCGGTGGATCGGGTACTGGTCATCGAACCGGACCCAGGGCATCAGGCGGCTCCTTGCTCCGGTGCGCTTTCCGCCGTGGCGGGTGCGGGCTTCCGGATGGGTCGGTGGCCGAACACCGCGTGGTGCGCGGCCATGCTGTCGGGGTGGTCTCGGTAGCGGCCGAGGCAGGTGCATTCGAGCACGGGGGCGGCGGGTGGTATGGCGGTGGTGGTGTAGGCGGCGGCGGGCCGGTCTGGGTTGGCGGTGCGGCCGCGGTCGCGGGAGCCGGGGCGGGTCACGGGAGTTGCTCCTCGTACCATGAATCGTCGATGCCGTCGCGGTTGGCCTGCCGTAACCGTTCATCCGGCGTCATAGGCATATGCCAGCCGGCACGCCACCAGAAGCCACACGCGAGGCACAGTCGGCCAAATCCACCTACGGCGTTCATGTCTTCGTTGGTGGGCATGACCAAGCCACCGGAACCACGCCACCACCAACACCGGCGGCACTGCTCCCAAATCCGCGACTCGTCCCAGGCGGTAAGTCCTTCGCTCTGCAGTACGAACTCCGGTGGCATGTCGCCCAGGTGGAACGCGCCGAATGTGCTGGACCCGTCGCGGTTGGCCTGCCGGCTGTAGTAGCCGCCACGCCTGAGGTAGTCGCTAAGGAGGCCTATGCTGCCGATGAACCACGGCCCGAGTCGGCGTGAGTCGGGTTCGGACTCGAAGCCGTAAATGGTGAAGTGCCCCCAGCCAGCGCGGATTTTCGGCATCTCGGTCTCGACGCGGGATGGTCGGTCCAGTCGGACGGTGAACTGGTCGCGGTAGCGCCGGATGTACTGGTGCCGCCGAGCTCGGGCCGAGATTCGGATCTCGCGATCCCGGACTGGCACAACGGTGGACAGGATGAAGTCGGTGTTCCGCTTCCAGTCTTCCTCGGCCGGCGCGACGCTTACCCGCATCGCGTGCTGGGCGATCTCGCTGAAGTGGCCCCGGAACTTCTGCTGCCACTCGAAGTCTTCTTCAAACGTCCCCACGGTGGCTCGCCTCCAACCCCCACGGCTCGAACCCGTCGTGCTCGACACCGGGGAACATGTCCAGCCGTGGGGCGGGGCTGGCTTCGCGCACCCGGTCGTAGAACACGTCCGGCTTGACGCTGTGGCCCCGCACTGGGGCGTCGAACGACAGGCGAAGGCCGAGCTTCTGTAGCGGTAGGTTCCCACGCCGCCCGAACAGGACATGTTCGGTGTCGTACATCCACGAGTACGGTGTGATGCCCACGTTCTTGCGCCAGGTCATGACGCACTGGTAGCGGAAGCCCCACTTCTCCAGCAGCTCCAGTCCGAGCGGCAGGTACTTGTGGGTGACCCACAGGTAGATGTGCGCGTCGTCCGCCGAGGACTCGCGCACCGGCAGCCACGCTTCGTCGGCAAGCTGGTCGGCGGTCATGGTTGTGTAGTCCAGCTTCCGACCCTGGTCCGGGCGGGCGTCGCGGTCGATCTTCGGCATGGGCCACGGCGGGTCTATGACGATGCACCGGTACTTGCCCGGCGGCGGCGGCACGGGTTCGGCGACTGCGGCGGGACCGCGCTGTGCGGCGGCGGCGCGGCGCAGGCCACGGATGCCGAGGTCGTCACCGGCCTGGTTGGCCTGCTTCACGAGTTCGTCAATGTCAGCGCCTGCCAGGACAGCGCGCAGTTGTCGGGCGGCGTTGACGACCACTGCGGCATGAGTGCTAGCCGCCTTCCGCGCTTCGTCGGTGTCCTCCTTCGGGTCGATGCCGAGGAGCCCGGGTAGCGTGAAAGTATTAGCACCGTTAATACTTTTCGGTCGCCCAGTGGCGATGCTGCCGTCGGCTTGTCCGGCGTCCACGAAGTCCGCGAGCAGGATCATCGCCTTGGCCTTGATTCCGGTGGCGTAGTTGATCGCCTCATGACCGAGCCCGCGCATCTGTGCGTACCTGCGCGCAGCCTCAGCCGTCCGCGCCAGCTTCCACGCATCGCTGGCGCTGGACACTTCGGCCAGCGCCTTGGCGGCGTCGCTCAGCCGCTGCAATTCGTTCACCCACGCCCCCTTGGTCGCTGCTGCCACGCATCCTCGATGGACCTAGCGCGGGCCATGTGAGCCTCGTACTCGACCTTCGCCGGACCCTCGCCGCGCGCGAGCCGCCATCCCAACGGCGGCCACAGCCGCCCAGCCAAGTCGCAACCTGGGTGCGTGGTGTGGCCGCCATACGTGGCAGCCGGGTCGATCGGCAGCCCGCACACATCGCAGCTCATGCCGCACCCGGCCGGGGGCCGAACCTCTCGGCGGTCAGGTCCCGCGGGTCGCCGTCGCGTTCGGCCGCGAGCTCGGCGGCGACCGCGGCCAGCTTGTCCGCCGGCCGGTCGTCGAGCTCCCGCGCCCGGTCGTCGGCGCGGCATGGGCATTGGCAGTGCTCGGCGTCGCATTCCCACGAGATGTCACCAACGCACGCCCCGGTGGCGCAGTCGACGCACAGCGGCTTGCCCGACCCGTAGTCCTCGACGTACTCAGCCATGTCTCATCTCCCGTACGAGCGCTGCCACCTCGGGTGGTGGCCGGCGGCAGGTGGGGCAGGTGGCCTGACCGTCGGGGGTGAGCGCCCAGCCGGCGGCCAGCGCTCGTGTCGCGACCGTGCCGGCGCCGCCGTAGAGCCGTTTGCCGCAAGGCGGGCCGTGGGGTTGGAGCCGGTCGTCCACCTGCCGGCCGGTGCACACGATGGTGACGTTCATGCCGCCGCCGTCTCCTTCACTGCTGGCCACGCGACCTTCGTCAGCGCGGCCCGGTGGGCCTCGGGCATGTCCACCATCGGCACGCCCAGGTGGTCGGCGCCCATCGCGGCCAGGACCAGCGCGTCCGCCTCGTCGTTGCCGCGCACCTCAACGGCGGGGAACCGGCGCACCACCGCGGCTAGTACCTCGTCCTTGGGTGAATTCCCCTTGCCGGTGGCGTACCGTTTCAGCCCGGTGGGGGACACCTCGGCCCAGGGGATGCCGTGGGCGTCGACCCGCTCCATGACCAGGTGCCACAGTCCGGCGCGGGTGAGGTGTTGGCCGGTCTGCCGGCTGATGGCCAGCCCCTCGACCACCACCAGGTCGGCGTCGCGCACGTAGTCCATGACCCGCTGGCGAACCACGCGCAGGCGGATGTACAGGTCCAGTGTGGGTGCCGTGCGGATCCGGTCGGCCCATCCGGCGCTGCCGGCCACGCCGGTTGATGTGAGGGACAGGTCCAGGCCGATCACACGGCTACGTGGTGGCATCGGTCACCCCGCTGCCGGGTTCGGCCGTGGCCGGCCACTCCTCAGCGACCGGCTCGTCGACCACCTCACCGTCGATGTCCGGCGGCGCCATGTCCACCCCGGCAGGCATCCCCGGCGAGGTGGCCACGCGGTTCGCCTCAGCGATGGCACGGGCGATCTCCATCCGGAACTCGGCGGACGTGGGCACCCACTTCTGTAGCTGCCGCACGCCGGACTTGAGCCACATGCTGGAGGTGTGCAGCTGCCACGGCGAGTATTCGGAGTCGGCACCCTCCGCCGAGCGCTTAATCCGCTCGATGTCGTCTACGTTCAGCTCCACCACTTGAGATACGGCGCCGTCCTTCATCCGGCCGTAGGCGTACACCCCGACCCGGTCGCCACGTTCGGCGTACGGCGCGAACGGTGTGAAGCGGTGCACCGGCACCTCATCGACACCCCGGTCGTACCGGTACTCGTCTTTGAGGTGGACCACCTGCACCACCACGCTGGACACGGCACCGGCGCGGTAGATTAGCTCGATGTGTCCCTGGTAGCCGACGATCCCCAGGATCTGCAGCCGGCCCTTGACCTTCCGGGGGGTCAGGTAGTACTGCTCGGTGCCGGGTTCCAGCCCTAGCCGGGCAGCGTCGAGCAGCGCTGCGAGGAACACGCCGGGGTTGTTGGCGGCGGCGGCTTCGAGCACGAACATGCCGCGCTGAGGCGACTTCGGGTCGTCGATCCGCTTGCCGCGCTTGAGCGCGCCCTGGGCCAGCCGTACCCAGGTCTCGGCCTTGATGTGCGACGGGAGTACCTGGGCGAAGCTGGTGGAGTACTGCTTGATCAGCCCGGCGGGGCTGTTGTCGCGTTGGGCGACTGCGTTGGTGACGGTCTCAGCCATTGGTGAGCACCTTTCCCGGGTTGAGCTTGTCGATGGTGGTGGGTCCTACCTCGTAGGGTTTGCGGTCGTAGACGGACCGGGAGGCGACCAGCCGGCCGCCTAGTGTGAGCCGGCGGCCGTCGCCGAGCAGGCCGCGGGCGCGTGCCTCGTAACGGGCGCACACCGCGGCGGCGCGGTCCTTGAGCCGACGGGCGCGGCGCCAGCCGTCGGCGAACTGGTGGCCGACCTCGATTGGGTCGTCGTGGGCGATGGACGGGTGGAGCTGCTTGAGGGTGGTGATGGTGGCGGGGTGGCCGTCGTCGATGTCGGGCGGGTCGAGCCGGTTGAGCCGGTCCATGAACCGGCGTCCGTGCTCGACCATCAGCTTTATGTCGGCCGGGTCGATCGCGCCGTCGTAGGTGCGGAACCCGGACGGGCCGAGCACGCCGAGGTACCACTGGTCGACGCCGAGGACGTGGCACTGCCAGAGCGCCTGTGCCCGGTAGTAGACGGGGATGTCGTCGGTGCCGTCGTCGCCCCAGCCGTCCCACGTGCCGGCCCACTTGCACTCCAGCACCGCGTCCGGCGGCCCGGCGCAGCCCGTGTTGCGGCAATCCCAACAGCCGAAAGACTCAGGCGGCCGGCTACCTGACCCGCACGACGGGCACGCCTGGTGCACCAGCCGGTCCGGTGTGGCGAGCTGCCACGATCCGCTGGCCGCAGCGTAGAGACCGGCCCGGGCCAGGGTGAGGTTCTCGTGAGGGTCGCACCGGTCGGCCCACAGGTCGGCAACCGCCTGCTCCACGGCGGCGCCGATGCTCATCTCGTCCGACTGCTCCTGCCGCCAGTCGTTGGCCTTGGACCAGTACAGGCTGAACGGGGAGTCCCACTTGGAGATCCCGAGCACCGCGGCTATCTCGCTGGCGGAAATGCCTTCCCGCCGTAGCCGGTGCCACTCCGGCTCTGTGGGCACAGCCCGGTCCGGTGGCAGCAGCTCTACGGCCAATCCACCCACTACGGCAGCACCCCCACGGGGAAGCCGCCGACCCGCTCGGCCAGGGTGGACCACAGGGGCCGGGGTGGGCGCCACCCGCCGGGGACGATGCGCCGCAGCACCGCCGCCGGCTCGTGAACGCCGCGGGCCGGGCTCCACATGGTGTAGCCGAGCGCGGGCGCGTGCTGCCCGCCGCAGTCGGCGCCGGTCTCCCGCCACGGCCGGCAGTGTGAGCCGCCGCAGCGGCCGCAGTCGGTGTCCCGTCCGGCGGGGGGCATGGCCTGGGTGCGGGCGAGCAGCGCCTGGTCTTCGAGGTCGAGCCGCCGCCGGCCGACCACGCCGGACCACCACCACAGGCTGCCGAGGGTGGTGGCGATGAGCAGGACGAGCAGGCTACGGATCATGGTCGTGTCCTCTCTGCGGCGGCCAACCTGTGCCGCCGCGCCTCGGCCAGCCGGGCGGTCTGATGGCAGACCACCGAGCAGAATCGACTTCTCACATCCCTGGCGGTGTACCAGCCGGAGCACTGGTGGCAGATGGACAGCCGCCGGCCGTCTCGTTCGGCCGGGGTGCGGGCACCCCACACGCCGTGCCGTTCGCCGGTGTCGATGGCCCATTTGAGGCAGGCGGCGGTTACCGGGCACTTCTGGCAGATACACACGGCGGGGAGTACGTCGGGGTGGCTGCTGGTGGCGCCGGTGTCCAACGCGACCGGGTAGAAGATCTCCGGGTCCTCTGACCGGCAGGCGGCCTCGTCTGCCCAGCCGGGGCCGGGGGCGAGGGTGTGGGGCGGGTGCCGGTCAGCCGGGCGCATCGGCCACCTCCGTGTTGTGTCCGGTCGTGATCCGGTAGGCGACGCCGGACCGTTCGGGCTGCATCGGAATGCAGCGCCCGATCGAGTGCCAGCCGGCGGTGGTGAGCGCCTCCAGCACCGCCCGGGCGAACCCGGCGAACTCGTCCAGGTCGCACGGCAGACCTTCCTCGGACCAGCTACAGCCACCACCCGAGCAGGCGTAGTCATGGACGGCCCTCGCCACCAGTTCCACATCGGCGTCGGTCCACAGCGGCTCAGCCATCACCGCCACCCTTCGAGGTCGTCCTGGGGGCGTCGGGTGGCGACCGGGCTGTCGGCGGCGAGCCGCAGCACCCGGCTGATCTGTCCGTGCGCGGTCGCCTGCCGCCGGGTCCATGCCCGTTCGGAGAGCACCGTCCGGCCGCCGCGTGTGAGCGACCATTCCCAGCTGCGGCGCCACGGGGTGAGGCGTCCCCAACGAATCCGGTCTACGTGCAGCGCGAGCTCAGCCACGGCGGCTCGCCTCCCACTCAATGCAAGCCACCGCCGTCATGCCGTTGACGGTCACGCCCGGCGCGGCCTGTTTGGCCAGCCGCAGCGCGGTGTCCAGGTCGAAGCGGTGCGCCTCCAGCCAGTCGTCCTCACGGTTCGACGGGCTAGGTTCGTAGTCCCACTCGCTGTCGGCATTCAGACATCGCCCCAGCCAGCAGACCCCCCACCGGCCGGGGTGGCGCTCTTCTACAGTGATGTCGTAGTGGCCACGGTTGATGCTGCCCTCGGGCAGTACCGAGACGGTGTACCGGGTGGCCTCCACGCGCGGCTCAGCCATGGTGGGTCTCCGTTCCGTTGGCGGCGGCGACCTGCCGGGTGAGCTCGGCCAGCTCGGCCGTGGCCCGGTCGATCCGCTGGCCCAGCGTCTCGGCGGGCATGGCGCACATCAGGGTCAGCTCGACCGTCCCGCCGGCGAGCATGCCTTTGGCCGCGTGCACGTCGACCCCGTGGCCGCTGGTCCGTACCCCGGTGGGGATGCCGGCGGCGCGGGCGGCGGCGTCCACGAGCTCGGGGTGGCCGGCCAGGTAGTGGAGGGTGATGCTGGCCGTGTCCGGCGGGTGCTGGTGCACCAGTACGGCGAGGTTCTGGCTGATCACCCGGCGGGCGCTCATCGGACGGCCCTGCCCAGCCGGGAGTGGGCGGTGACGATTCGCACCAGCCGCGCCAGGTCGCTCAGGTCGGGCGCGGTGAGCGCGGCGTCGACGGCGTCGGCGAACTGCTGGTAGACGGCGAGCAGGTCGGCCGGTGCCCACTGGCCGTTGTCGTGCCGGGGGTCGCCGTGGCGGCCACCCACCGGCTGGCTGTTAGGCTCGGGCTGGCTGTTCATGGCAGCTCCTTTCGGTGGTGGTCCGCTGGCCCCGCCCCTTCCCGGGCGGGGCTGGTGTGTGTCTGGTGGCGGCCGTCAGCGGCTACGGCAGCGGCCGCCACCAGAGAGCCACCCCGCCCGGGCTGGGCTGAGTCCCGGGCGGAAGTCTGGTGGTCTGTGCTGGCGCAGCACCAGGGCAATGCGAGCCCGTCATGCTCTCGCCTAGGCACCACGTGGACGTGAAGGTGAAAGATCGACTGAGTTGCCTCACGCCCCGCTGAGGTAATCAGGTTGAACGGCCGTACAGCGATCTCCGACGCTCGGGCGAAAGTCAGTGCCGTCACCGAAGGTGATACGGCGGCGTCCTCCACATGCTCACGAGGGATCACCAGCAAGTGGCCATCCACCACCGGGTTGAGAGGCACGATCGACATCGTGTTGGGCCACCGATGAACGATGATGGCCGGTAGTCGGCCCTGCCAGATGTCACAGAACACACACATCGTCATGCCGCACCTCGCACGGCGGCCCGGCCGGTCGCGTAGACCACGGGTCCGCGGCGGGCGGGCATCTGGGTGCCGCCGGTGCGGTGCCGGCCGGTGGCAGGTGTCCGGGGGAAGTGGGAGCCCACCACCGGCCGGCCGGCCCACCCGGTTAGCGGCCGGGTGGGAGCGTTGGGCCTCGCCGTGGCTGCCGGTGCCGCGGCGAGGGTGTTGCATCCTGTGGTCGGGCCGCCCTTACCCGCACCCGCGGGCTCGCGCCCGGCCGGCAGTGCATACCCGGACCCCGCAGCTACGCCACGGGGTAGCGGCCCTAATGGGAATCTGTGGGCGGCGCCCGCCCCCGCACCCCTACCAGGGGCGGGCGCCACAACCCCGGCTGCCACCGCGCCACCTAACGCGGGAGCCTGGGGGACCACCCGGGCAGCCAGCGCGGCCGCCGGGTGGCGTCTCGGAAGCAGGGTGCCGACCGCGAGCAGCAGCACGGCGGCGATGGCGGCGGTCATGCCACACCTTCTAGCCGTGCCATCGGTAGCACGTCCTGGGCGAGCCGCCGGGCGGCGATCTCGCAGTAGCGTTCCTCGATCTCCACGCCGATGGCGCGGCGGCCGAGGTTGCGGGCGGCGACCAGCGTGGAGCCGGAGCCGGCGAACGGATCCAGCACGACGGAGCCCGCTAGCGTGGTGTCGTCGATGAGCTTTTCCAGCAAGGGAACCGGCTTCTCGGCCTCATGGTTAGGGTGGGTGCCGTACGGCCAGCGGAAACGGAGCACGTTACGGATGTCTCGGGCGAGTTCCCAGCGGAACTCGGGACCGCGTACAAAGGCGATCAGCTCGTGTGAGGCGCGGTACGGAGACCCCAGGCCGATCGATTCGCGGTCCCACACCAGGCACTGCGACACCCGCCAATCGGTGCGTACCTCCGCGAAAGCCCGCTCGACTAGTCCAACCGTCCGGTAGTCGGTGAAGACAAAGCCGTGACCGTCGGGGCGAGTACGTGCGGTGAGTCGCTTGGCAACGTCGGTAAACCAGTACAGCCAGAACTGATCCGAACCAAGCAGATCGCCGTTGCTGTTGGTGCGCCCAGTGTGAAGCGCACCGGCGCGGGAGTACGGCGGGTCTGTGACGAAGGCGTGGGCCACCTCGGGCGTCGGCTGGCTGAGGGCGTCGCCGTGATACAGCACCACCTGGTCGTCGGCGTAGTAGGGCGTCATGCCGCACCTCGCCGGGGGAGCAGGGTGGCCACGGCCCACAAGGCAGCGGCAGCGGCCCGGCGGCCACGACCAGCCACAGCCCGGCCGCAGCGCCGGGCAACGACTGCTACGGCGGTGGCGGTGTGGGCGGTGGCCGGGTGGGTGGCCGCGACAGCCAGGTGGTGGCGGATCACGACGCACCGCCGTGGGGGCAGTAGGCCGACGACTCGGGGCGAATGTGGTCGCTCTCCAGCCAGCACCGTTCGCAGATCGGCCCCCAGGACTGGGGGGCCGGTGCGGACAAGCTGCACGATCCCCCATCCGGCTTGAGGGACATGATCCCGACGACGCGATAGCCGCGAATGGACCCCGGCTGGCACGCGGCGATGCCGGTGATGGCCATGGTCACCACCCGGCCGCGTGCAGCCAGACCAGCGCCAGCGCCGCGACCACGGCCAGCAGCACGGTGAGTTGGGCCAGGCCGCGCAGGTGCCGGCCCAGGGTCGGGTCGCGGCGGCTCACGACGCACACCCGGGGGTGGCGGAGCGGGTGTCGATCAGCTCCCGCCACGCCGGGTCATGAGTGTAGGAGGTGCACCGGTCGGGCTGGCCGCAACCGCACACCTCGCCAGGCGCGTGCAGCGGGCAACCCGGATGCGGATAAGCGATCTTGGCGGACGGGACACCGACATCACTGCCGGTCAAGCACATCCCGTCGCACTCGGGCGTGACCGGGATCGGCTGGCTCATGCCGGCAGCTCCTCTCCGGTGGTGGCCGGGTCGATCCCGATCATGGTGGTGATGGTGGCGACGCCGCCGCCGGCGGTGAGCGGGTGACCGTCGGCGTCGCGGCGTCGGCGGACGACCTCCAGCCACCCGCCGGCGGGGGTGGCGCGGAGGGACAGGTCGAGCACGTCGCCGGGGTCGACCTGCCAGTCGGTGAGGGCGGCGGTGAGCGCGGCGTAGGGGATGGCGACCGGGTCACTCACTGGACTGCCTCAAACTTCGAGGTGTGCGCCCAGTCGTTCCCGTGCCCGTCCGGGTCCTGGAACCGGAACGTCTCCAGCCCAAACGGACAATTCTCCCCCTCCTCACAGGTGCCGATCTCCAACACCGTCACGACGAACGGGATGCCGGGCATCTGAACCTTGTCGCCGATCTCAAACTTGGCCATGTCAAGTCTCCTCAGTGGTGGTGTCGGTGGGGTGGTTGAGCCGGCGCAGCAGTTCGGCCGCCGGTGTCAGGTGGTCCGAGAACCCGGTGGGTTCGTGGCCGCCCAACCGGTCGGGGTGCTGGTCGTGCCGGTCGGGCTGGTCGTCCGCGCGGTGGCGCAGCAGCAGCCACGGCAGCATTAGCAGCGCGAGCGCGCAGCCGGGCCGCTGGCTGCGGGCGCGTTTGCGGACGGCGGCTTTCTGCTGGCGGCTGATCCGCCCGGCGCGGGCGGCGGCGCGGCCGGCTTCGTACCCGTCCAGGTACCCACGGCGGCTCATGACTCCGCGTCCCGCCACCACGAGTGCAGCTTCCTTCCGCCCCGCCCGGCGTTGTTGATCTCGACCGCGGCAGCGGCCACGCAGTAGCCCCTGGCGTTGTTGGTCTCCTTGCGCAGCTTTGCCGCCTTGTTCAGCAGACCGTTCAACCCTCCCATCGCCGACGACAACCGCTTGACCAACTGCTCGTCATCCATGTCGCCGTTGCTGTACCGGTGGCACAGCAGCCCGATCCCGTCGATAACTGCCGCATCCAGGCCCGGGTCCCCGTAGGCGTCGCGGACGATCCGTAACGTCCGGGCCAGCGTCGCCGGGTCGGACCGGCGGTAGATCCGCATCAGTGTCCCGACTGCCGAGATTGCGCCCTCGCTGCGGTCGAACGACACCCGAAGGCCCTGAGCGCGGACGATCCGGTCCACGTCGGACTCGTCGTGCCGGCCAGCCTGGACGCCGACGCGGAACTTGGACATGGCGTTGACGGCGAGGGTGTCGTTGAGCTTCAGGAAGACCTCAGCCTCTTCCTGCTCGGCTAGTCCGTCGTAGCACCAGCACTGGATCTGCTGGTCCTCCCACTTTCCTTCGCCGAGCCACAGCTTGTACGCCTCGATGCGGTGGTGGCCGTCGATTATGTAGTAGGCGTCGCCGCGGTGGTTGACGGTGGGCGAGCCGAACTGCTCGGGGTCGAAGTCGGCGGCGAGGTGGTCGACCCGGGCGGGCTTCAGATCTCGTTGGGCCATCGGGTTGACCCGTAGGTCAGCCATCGGGACCCATCGAAGCCGGGCTGTCCGCTCCATTTTCTTGGTAGGCTTAGTTGTCACTGGTCGATCTCCTTCAGTCTCTTGGTCAGCCGGTTGAGCACCCGGATGCTTTTGCTGAGGGAGGTCGTCCAGGTCTTGATCTCGGCCTTGTCGAGCTCGGCGAAGCGGACCAGGCCGAGTGACATCTCCAGGTTGTCGAGGTCCTGGACGATCTCCCGGATGATGCGGCTGGAGTCGATCCGCTTGTGGGATCGGCCGAGCGCGACGTCGGCGGTGATGGTGGTCCCGTTGTCGCGGGCGATCTTGCGGATGGTCTGGGGCAGGATGCCGAGCTTGTCGGCGATCTGGTGTGAGGTCCAGCCGGTCCGCCCATACTCGGCGATCAGCTCCCGGCGGCGGGCGACCGCCTCCCGGTCCCTATCGTTGGGCTTCGGAATCCAGTCGGGATCGCGCGCGTCGCCGGTCTCCGGTTGCGGTTCGGGGGTTGGTTGCGGGTCGCGCAGCTTGAGGTATCCGCCGGAGATGGTCTCCTTGCCCGCGTCGATCTTGTCGAGTGTCGCGGCGGCAGCCTGGTCCCCTTCTTCGGCGCGGTCGCCGAGATGCTTCAGCCGCGACCACTGCGGGGCCGACATGCCGATGCTCTGGCCGACAGCCTCGGCGGTCGGGCGCCGCGCGGCGTACGACGTAACTTCTGCATCCGCGGATACAGAAGTTAGATCCGTCCGCGCACCCTGCCGTTTGGCCGCCTTCGGCCGCTCCAGCGCCTCCAGCGCCTTGCCGTGCGCGTACAGCTCGCTGGCGGTCATGTCCTTGCGGCACACGTTCTCGTCCCGCTCGGCACGCAGCAGCTTCGCCGCATCGTTCAGGTTGTCCACGAACCGCACCGGCACCGTGTCCATGCCGATCAGCCGGCAAGCCTCCATCCGCCGCTGGCCGGCGACCAGCCTCAGATCCCGGGTCAGCGTCACCGGGTTGATCAGCCCGACGTCGACGATTGACCGGCCGAGCGCCTGCAGGTCGCCGAGGTCGCGGCGATGCCGGTCGACGATCCAGATTGAGTCGATCGGCACGTAGTCGTCGATCGCGGCCGGGGTGATCGTGACGGCGCTCATCGGGTCACCGCCGGGGTTTCCGACCGTGGGCAGCTGCGCCGTTCGGGTGCCAGGTGCCGGGGGAGCATCGTCCCGCCGCGGACCAGTCTGAGCAGCCGGCCGCATGCCGGGCAGCGGCCGGTGGGGTCGCCGAGCTTCCGGGCGATCAGGGCCACGGCAGCGTCCCGGGCGTTCACGACGTCACCGCCGCATCCCGCGCGTCCTGGGCGTCACGCAGCACGGCGTAGGCGAACGCGGCCGCCACATTCTCGTGGGGGACGGCCCGCCATGCGACCTCGTAGAGGATGCCGAACGCCTCGGCCGGGTCGGCGCCGTCGTCTAGCTCGTCACGCATGGCGTGGACGCTCTCGGCCCACGCCTCGGCTACGGCGGCCCGCATCTGGTCGAGCTGGGCGCGGTAGGCCGTCGTGAACGGGGCGTTCACCGGGTCACCGCCGCGTACTCACCGCGGCGCAGCCGGATCGCCAGCAGCGCCAGGTTCCCCGCCGCGATGCACTCCAGCCCGAAGCGGACGGACAGCAGCGCCAGCCGGCCGGCGGGGATGCTGCACAGCCAGGCGTAGGTGGGGTGGCGCCGGGTGGCGGGGCCGCCCCGGTGCCCCCAGATGATCAGGTCCCAGGTGATGTCCGCGAGCGCGGCCAGCCGGGCGGTCACCGGGTGTCCCCCGCCTGCTCGGCGGGCAGCATGGGCTCGACTTGCCGCAGCGCCCCCCAGGCGGCACCGTGCTGGTACGCCTCGACAGCCTGAGTGACCAGGTATCGCAGGTCCGATGTCCGCGGCGGGCCGCCGTTGGCCAGCCGCGTCTGAATCTGGGCCAGCTGTGCGGCGGCCTCCTGGATGGCCCGGACGGTGTTGTCCCGCTCGGACCGGACCTCCTGCTCGAAGGCGCGGCGGACCTCCGCCGGTGGGAGTGCCATCACCGCGCACCCCCCGCCGGCTCGGCGGTGGGCTCGGCGGGCTTGTCCCACCGGTCCATGAGGGCCTCGAACTCCTCCGGGGTCAACAGCCCGGTCATCAGGTCATCGGGCTCGGCCTCGCGGATCATCCCCGCGAGCCCGAGCAGCTCGGCCCGGTCGACGGTGACCGCGATGACGCGCTTGAACCGGGAGCGGGTGTGGATGATCAGGTAGCCCTCGTCGCCGGACGCGGCGATCTCGATGCCGGTGGCGTCCACGTCGCGGAAGATCCACCAGTCGTATAGCCAGGTCACCGGGTGCTCCCGGTTGGCTCGGCGGTGGTCTGGGTGTCGAGCCGGTCCAGGTAGGCGAACGCTGGCTCTGCGAACCACCTCCTCAGACCGGTATGGCTAATCTCGATCCCGGTCCTCTGCTCGATCTCTGTGGCGATGGTTCGCCAAGAGGTCCCGGCGATGCGATGGGCGATCACGAACTCGGCAACCGGCACACCGAGTCGCTCACTGGTCAACTGCTGGAGTCGGGTTGGCGTGTCCGTTTTCCTTAGTGGAAACCTCCGGACCAGCTCGGTCGGGTCGAACGTGGTGGCCATCAGCGGACACCTCCGGCCTGCTCGGCCGCGGGCAGGAACCGGGTCACCGGCACGTCGAGCGCGGCGGCGATCTCTTGCAGGTCGGTGACGGTGAGCGCGACCGCCCCGCTGATCCGGCGGTGGGTGTAGACGTGGTCCCAGCCGAGCAGCCGCGCCAGGTGGCGCTGAGAGACCTGACGTAGCGTCATCTCGCGCCGGATAGCGTCGAGCACGTCGCCCGAAGCGGTGGTAGTCATGGCTAGATGATGCTACGGGCTACGTAGCAGCGTCAAGCTACGCCACGCGAAACACCCGAACGGATGACACGGCATCGTCTCAGTGGTCTTGACGGATACACAGACTCCGTGCCACCGTTACGCCATGAGTAACAGTGAGACGCTGAGCGCTCGGGTCGCGGAGGAGATACGCGCCATGCTGGCGCGGCGCCGGGTCAGCGGTCGCGAACTGGCACGCAGGCTGGCTGTCTCGTCTCCGTGGGTGTCCAACCGGCTGACTGGACACCAGGAGATCGGACTCAACGACCTGGAGCGCATCGCCGACGCGCTCAGCGTCGAGGTGACCGAGCTGCTACCACTGGCTGACCAGCCGGCCGAGCGGGTCCTGACGCGCCGCCGCAGGTTACCGGCAAGCTATCCCATTGCTGCCGGGCAGGCCACCCCCGACCAGCCGAACGGCCACACGATTCGCCCGACCGGACGGGCCACCGGCTCCCTCAGAAGCATGAGCCGCGTACCCGCCCAAACCGGCGGCGGCATCAGCCGCCCGGCCCGACTCTCCCACCCGCCAGCCCCGGCACCACACAGCGCCACCACCCGATAACCCGACATGAGCACCCCCGACGCCGACATCCTCGAGGACTACCTCGAACACCTCACCCGCATCGGCCGTTCCCCGAAGACGATCCGCACCTACGGGATCGCGTTGCGCGCCGCGCACCGGGAGCTGCCTGCCGGGGTGCCCACCGCCACCGCCGCCGAGATCACCGCCTGGCTCGGCCGGTACGCCAGCGCGGCCACCCGCCGCACCTACCACGCCGCGTTGACCGGCTGCATCTCCTGGGCGGTCGCCGTCGGGCACATCAGCCGGGACGAAGGGGCGCTGGTCCCCCGCCCCCGGGTCCGCCCAGGCCTGCCCAACCCGTGCAGCGACGCCGAGCTCGCGGCGATCCTGGCCCGGGCGGCCGAGCCGTACCGGCTGTGGTCGCTGCTCGCCGCCTACGCCGGCGCCAGGTGTATCGAGATCGCCCGCCTCCGGCGTGAGCACATCGACCCCGAACGGGTGACGCTACACGGCAAGGGCGACAAAACCCGCCGGGTGCCCACCCACCCGCTGGTCTGGGCGGCGGTCGAGGGCCTGCCGCCGGGTCCGGTGGCGCCGGGGCGGGACCCGTGGCGTGACCAGGTGTCGGCCGAGCTACGCCGCACCTACCTCGCCCTGGGGGTGGACGTGACCGCGCATCAGCTCCGGCACTGGTACGGCACCGCGCTGGTGATGTCTGGGGCCGGGCTGGAGGAGGTGCGGGAGCTGATGGGCCACGCGTCGATCTCGACCACGCTGGGGTATGTCCGGGTCGCCAGCCCCCGGTTGGCGGCGGCGGTCGGCCGGCTGCCGGCGTTGGTCGGGTGACGGGTTCACCCGTTCGGGCACTGTAGCGCGCTTGACACCCCTGCTATAGCGCGCTACAGTAAAGGCATGACGCAGACGGGCTACCGAGTCCAGCCAGGCAACCGCCCCACCGACACGCTGCTGCACGCCGAGGCGCAGATCTCCAGCGCCTGGCACCGCGACGACCTCGACCGCTCCGGCATCTCCGTCTGCGAGTCCCGCCAGGCGCTGGCCGGCTACCTGGCCACCGTCGGCGAGGGCATCCCCTACGGCTCCGGCGGCTGGGTGCTGGTCGAGCTTGAGGGCACCGAGTCCGACGACACCCCGCTAGACGCCGAGCACGGCGAGATCCTGCTCCACCCGACCCGGATCGTCAGCGTCACCAGCCTCGACGACGACACCGAGATGTGGGACATGATCGGCGCCGCCTACGACACCGCCACTGAGGAGTGAGCATGACCACGACGACCGGGACGGCCTACGCCGCCCACATCATCACCGCCACCGACCAGCTCGGCGACCCGGAGGTCGTCATCATGACGGCCGCCGATGAGGTCGGCGCCGCTGACCTGATCACGGCCTACCCGCTGGCCGATGACGCCGATTGGCGCGACGTGCTCGCCGGGCACGGCTGGCGGATCGTCGGCGACCCAACCCACGAGCCGTACACCATCGTGCCCGTGTCGCCGGTCGACTGGCCGGCGCTGGTCCGGGCGGTCACCTTTGCCCGGGCGCAGGCACAGGCGGAGTTGGACCGGCAGGACCGCGCGTGGCGGACCGTCGTGAGGGACGCCATGGTCACCGATGGCGTGCCGCGCCAGGACATCGCCGAGGCCGCAGAGGTCACCGTGGCCCGGGCGTACCAGATCCGGGACGGGCGCAGGTGAGGCCGCGCTCAGCTCAGCCGGCGGGGCCGGCCCCGCCGGTCCCGGCCCGGCGGATCGCTGACCACCACCACCGCCAGCGCCACCGCCGGCAGATGACGCGGCCGGGCCACCACCACCACATCCGCCGCACCGGCCAGCACCAGCCGCCGGGCCGTGTCCGCGTCCCCGGTCACCGCGGCCACCTGCCAGCCGCGCACCCGGCACAGCCCCGCGCACTCCTGCTGCCAGCGGGTCTGGTCGACGCCGGCGGGGGCGTAGATGACGGCACGCACCGGGGAGCCTCCGCACTCCCGCCGTCCGGTGCAACGATGCGAGACCGGTTCGCGTCGCTGTGAGCATGCTCACCAAGCCGGGTCGACAAAGGGACGGACGTCCGGGACCTCCACCGTGAGCGTGCAACTCCGGCCGTCCGGGCTCACCTGTGCCCCGACCACCGTCCCACGTCGGGACAGTCCCGGCAGCTTCACCGGCACGGTCTTGCCGATCTGGCTGTCGAACGCGTCCGGGGCGAACACCTCGTCAGGCCCGGCCCGCACGTTCATTCCGATCCGCATAGTTTCCATGAGCTGATCCTCTCTCTACTCACCCGGTCGGGGTGGGCCACTCGGCCGGTGGTGGCGGCCGGCAGCCGGGGGTTACCGTCGCGCGGGGGGCTGCGAGGGGTGCGGGGTGGGCGCCGGTCACCCGGGGGCCGGCGCCTCTTCCTGGCACTGCTGAGGCTCCGGATGCGCATCGTCGTACAGGAACGCGACGCTGGCGCCCATCACGAACACGGCGCCGACCAGCACGATCCCCGACACGAACACGCCGGCCCGCCACCAGCCGGTGGTGCCGGCGCTCAGCTCGCCGCCAAGCCCCAGGCCCGTGAGCAACAACAACGCGATGATCAGCCAGTCCATCAGCTACCCTCCCGCCGCCAGTTGGCGCCCTTCCCCGGCCGCCCCTTCATCAGCGCATCCAGCCGCAGCGCCAGGTACAGCGGCTTACGCCCGTCCAACATCGCATCCGGCACCACCCGCAGCCGCGACAGGGCGCTAGTCATCGAGTGGGGCTTCAGCCCGTACCGGGCGGCGGCCTGCTCAACCGTGAGCGCAAGCCGGCCGTCCAGGGTGATCCGCAGCTTCACAGGACCACCCACCAGACCAGCAGCGGCGCCACCGGTATCCCGATGATGCCCAGCAGCATCCCCAGCATGGCGGCCACGAACCGGTTGTCGTACCGCCTCCGGGCCACCTGGTCGCCCCGCCTCTTGGCCTTCACCCCGTCGATCCGCTCGGCCACCGCCCAGCCGAAGCAGGCCAGCGCCACGACGGCGGAGGTCATGGCCACCTGGGTGAGCATCGCCCACTGCTGCCCGGTCATGTCCCCTCCTGTCCGGTCATGCCTCAGCCCTCGGCTCGGGCAGTACCGGCGGGGTCCACAGAGTCTCGATCGGTACCGGGCCGCTGTACCGCCGGCACCGACAGGTGTAGTCGTAGTAGCCGTCCTTGACCCGAGCGTGACAAGCGCCAGACTCAGGATCATGCATGGAGCGGTGGTGGGTACACCCGCAGACCTGCTGGTCGTCCGGTGGTCGACGACTGACCCGACCGATCCGGCCAGCCAGGAAACCCACGGCCAGCAGCGCAGCCCCGACGGCTAGGCTCAGCGGCTCAATCATGCCCCCAGCGTACACCCGGTGGCAGTCTCAGGGTCCTACTTGCAGCCAGAGCGCGTCATCCGAACGGGTGAACTTCACCCAGGGACTTGTGTTTGCCGCGCTGGTGCTGCATACTTAAGGTACAACAGAAAAAAGAACACAAGATCTCAGGAGAAACCACAGGGCCGCGGAAGCGGAAGCCGGAACCGGGAGGACAGACAAGAAGGCACCTGATGCCACGAGGGGAGCCGACCGGACCAGTTGCGACGATCACTGACCGCCCAGGCGGTCGGGCTCTCGACCGGCACCCGCAGCCACGGCTCGGGACCGCCCCAGAGAGGCTTCCCCGGCGGCTCCCCCCGTGGCATCAGGTACACACAGACAACTTGCACCCACATGGCCGGCTCGCCGTCCCGTGAACCGGTGGTGGCTGCCCCTCCAGGCTCAGGCGGGTGGGGCGCATGCCGAAGCCACTGGCGAGGAGAGCCCTCCGGCGAGCCGGCCATGTGGGTGCAGGTCCACACACCGGCACCCGAACGAACCGCTGACCAGCCCGGTGCGGCCCCGGACCCCGGGGCCGTGCCGAGTCGGCCACACTGGCAGACACCACCACCGAAGGAGAGACACCATGACCTACCAGCAGCCCGACCCGCAGCCGGCCCACAGCCAGCCGCCGGCGCCGGTCAAGGCGCCCAAGCACAAGCTCACCGCCCCCACCTGGCTGATCGCCATCAGCATCACCCTGGTTGCCCTGTGCTGCATCGGCGGCGGGATCCTCGCCGTGGTCGGCATCGCCGGCACCGACACGGACGGCGACCCGCTGAACGACGCCAGCCCGGTCACCCAGCCCACCGAGCAGGGCACGCCAGCACCGGCCGGCCCCAACCCCGACGGCACCGTCGAGGGCGCCTGCGACCTGCTCCTGTTCGTCGAAGGGGACCAGTCCGAGTTCGCGGCGTCGATCGACGTGGCCAACGTGGGCAACGTCGGCATTGTGGTCGAGGTGACCGCAGCCTTCGACCAGCTCGGCCAGGATGACTACACGATCACCGATGAAGTGCGGGTGGAGGTGGGCGCGACTGAGACCGTGCACCTGGCCGAGCGGATCGACCACGCGGCGGTGGCCCGGCATCAGGACGGCGGCTATGAGTGCCGGGTATCCGGGGAGATCGTGGACACGTTCGGGGACGTCCAGGACTGACCCCGGACACGGCGAAGGAGCCCTCCCGGGCTGTCACCCGGGAGGGCTTCCCTTATGCCATTCTTCGGTTCAGGGCTGGAAGTCGCCCTTGTCGGCGTTCGGCGGGCGCGGGTCCTCACTGCTGTTGCCGTGGCCGCCCTTGTTGACGCACATCCAGCCGCCCTCGGACGGGTTGACCGCCGCCTCCTGGCCGGGTGGGCATTCGATCGGGTCGGCGTGCGCCGGGCTGGCCGCGGCGCCGACGCCGGCGGCGACCAGCGCCACCAGGATGATCAACTTACGCATTGCGTTCTCCTCTGCTCAGGTCCCATTATCTCGCGGCCCGCCGACGCTTGCGCCGGTACGCCACCGCGAAGTGGACCACCAGCCACAGGCTGAGCCCGCCGATCAGCGCGGCGGTCACCTCACCGGGGATGTGCCGCACTACCAGCGTGGTCCACGGTTCGGTGTCGGCGCTGCCGTCACAGGCGGCGAACAGCTCCATGCCGATCACCAGCCCGGTCAAGCCGAGGAACGCAATCCGCCAGCGGGTCGCCGGGCTCATAACAGCGCCACCAGGAGCAGGATGCACAGCGCCAGGCCGATCATCAGGATGCCGGGGCCGAAGTCGGCGCCCGGGTCGCGGATCTCCTCGGTCTCGATCCAGCTTTCCGGCCGGTCATCCGGCTCGTTCACCGTGGCGCCTCCTGCCCGGCGGCGCGGACGATCCGGGCCACCGTCGCCCCGGACCACGCCCGCCGGCGGCCCCACGCCCACACCAGCAGCGGCCCAGCGGTCGCGGCCAGCGCGATGATGCCCGGCCGGGCGTCGTCCGGCACCGGCAGGCCGTACCCGACCGCCACCCCTACCGCCGCCGTGGCCAGCGCGGTCCACGTTGCCGGCTTCGCCAGCGGCTCCCGGTCTTCTGGGTCAGGTGAGTACTCGCTCATGTCCTCGTCCTCTCGCTCAGCCGCATCGTAGGCTCGGCGGCTCCGGCACCGGGTTGGCCACCAGCGCCTCCCGGTGGGCGTCGGACGCGGCCAGGTAGGCGGCCAGCGCCGCCGCGAACTCCTGCTCATCCTGTGAGGCGACCGCCCGCACCAGCCGGTCCAGCGCGTCCGTCCGGTCCCCGGCCAACCCACCTAGCACGTTGGACCGCGCCACCGTCGCGTCCCCCCACGCCTGCGTGCATTCGACGATCTCGGCCTGCTGCCGGGCCAGGCCCTCCACCCGTACGAAACCGGGTACGAACACGAGCGCCAGCATCAGCAGCATGACCGTGTACGGCCGGTCACGCAGCCAGTCGACTACGCGGCGGGTCACGGGACCAGCCCGGCCAGCCAGAGAATCGCGAACACCGTCGCCACCGACGCCAGGTACATGACGGTCAGCGGGTAGCGCCTAGTCAGGATCGCCATTACGCCGTCTCCTCGCCTCATCGAGGGCCATCACCACAGGGCTGAGCAGGATCGCGCCCAGGAAGCTGAGCACCGCCGGCCGCGCCCCGCCGAGGATGACCTCCCACACGGCCAGCCCGAGCACCACCGTGACAACGGCGGTCTCCCGTATGGACCGGCTCACCCATCGGCCTGACCCTTGGACATCGGTCATCTCCGGGTCATGCCGTCGTCTTGGTCACGATGCCGGCGAACGTCACCTCGGTCGGGGTCGGTCCCGCCGGCCCGGCCGGGCCGGGCTCACCCCGGTCACCCTTGACCCCCGGCTTGCCAGCGGCACCCGCCGGTCCGGGCGGACCCGGCGGGCCGGCCTTCCCGGCGAACACCTCGGACTGGATCGCGGTGGCCATCCACGGCGTGATGGAGTTGGACCCGCCGAGGTCGTGGTCGGCGCGGAACCCGTCGGCAGCCGCCTTCGTGGCCGGGCCGTAGTCCCCGTCGACCGGCCCCGGGTCGTAGCCGGCCAGCTTCAGCATCCGCTGCCAGTACTCCACCACGGGTCCCTGGTCGCCCAGCTCTGGGAGCATGTCCCCTCCTGTCGTCTGTCCGAGTAGCACGTCCCCCACCAGCCGCATCGCCCCCGTGTCGGCCACCTGCCGCCGGTCCAGCGTCAGATGGAGGTGCCACAGGTGGCTCGCGTCGCTGGTGGCGATGCGGTTGAGGATGTTGTTGTAGCCGTCCACCCGCTGGTCGCCGTCGAGGTTGCCGTACCACTCGCGGACCACCTCGAGCTGCCCGGCGCGGACCGGCCGGTCCAGCCGGGAGCAGATCTCGATCATCCGCGCGGTGGAGCCCGGGTTGAAGTCCAGGCCGGCGATGTACCGCGCCTCGGCGGCGGTCAACCCCGACTGGACTGTGTAGGTCCGGCGGGTGCAGAAGCGGCTGTTCAGGATCCACTCCTGTGAGCGGTGGGCGCCGCTGAGGTGCACGTTGTCGCCTTTGGTGCCGGCGGCGTTCAGCGGCCGGCCGTAGGCTCGGCACAGCCGCTCCCCCAGCCCACGCAGCGGGTCGGGCACGATCTCCCTGCCCCACCAGGATTCTGTCTGCAGCTCCGCGTAAGTCGGCATCAGCTCACCCCCTCAGACTCGGCCGTTCGGACAGACCACACACATGGCCCATTCTAGGTGTTAAGGCCAACCCGGGCGGTGAAGCAACCGCTGGTACCGGGGGTGTCACAGATGTTGACACGGCCGGCTCTGTGGGGTGAAACTGCCCCGGTGGACCTGTACGTGTCACCTGAGTGCGGCGGTGGCGATTGTGATGGTTGTGAGCCGACCGAGCTAGATCTGTTCCTGGCCGGTGATGACCCTGGCCGGCCGTGTGGGCACGTGTGCCACGGCTGGCCGGACGTGGCCCCGCAGCTGGTTGAGACCTAGGACGGTCAGAACGAGATCACGTCCAGCGTACGGTCACCGAACAGCGCGCCAGGAGAGCTGGTCGAATCCGTCCGGTACTTGGCGGTCACCGTGTGCAGCCCAGGGTTCAGCCCGGTCACCGGGAACTGCCGACCCGCCGCTATCGCGTTCGGCCCGTCACCGGCAGCCGCCAACACGGACACGATATGACGCAGCGTCGGAGCCCTCGACGTGGCGCCACTGACCTCCACGCTCATGTACCCGGCGTTGTCGTCAGCTGAGACGAAACAGCCCACCTCCACCAGCATGACGCCCGTGGAGCTGACCTCGATGTCCGTCAACGTCGGCCCGGGCGAGCCCGGCAGGTCGATCCAGTCGGTTGAGGAGATCTCCACGTAGTCTCCAACCTCAGCGGTGCGTATCCGGGCGGCGAACACCTCCGCGCTGATTTGACTGGCCAGTGAGGAGTTCATGAACTGGATCTGGGCCGCGGCCGCCCCGCTGCCAGGGCTGACCCACTGTCCGAAGATCGCCCAGGAGCTGGCGCCACCACCGGGTGCCCAGCCGATCAGCGCCACCGTGATCCCCGGGGTGAAGCTGTTCGCCGCCGGCCCGGCCAGCACATCCAGGTTGGTCAGCGTCGCACCCCGCCACAGGACCGTGTTCTCAAACGTGTCCGGGTTCCACGCCAGCAGCTTCCCCTGGCCGTAGCGGACCCCGACGTTGTCGGGTGGTTGGCGGAGAACCGGGGTCAGGTCGTCGGTGGGGCTCACACGAACACCTTAGCCTTGCACACGTAGCCTGAAGATCAGACAAAAATCTCGATGATCACGATCCCGGCCGCCCCGGCGGTGGACCCGCGGGCCGACTCGGATGGGCCGTTGTTGCACCCGCCGGAGCCACCACCGTACAGCCGGCCCGGTTCGCCGATGGTGTTGCTGATGCCGGCCGACGCGCTGCCGGACATGTGGGAGTGGCCGCCGTAGTTGGCCTGGGTGATGTCCGCGCCGATCCGCCGGCCGGTGCCACCGTCCGACCCGTCGATCAGCAGATCACCGGTGCCGCCGGTGCCACCCTCACCACCGGCGTTGGTCAGGTTGCTGGACCCGGCGGTGCTTCCGTCGCCGTGCTCCCCACCGTTGGCCACCACCTTGCTAACACCGAAGCTGGACACAGCTCCGTCGCTGCCGTTGTTGTTGCCCGCCGCCGCCGCCGCCCCCCCACCGCCGACGGTCACCGTCTCCGAGCTGGCCAGAGCCGCGGCGAGTAGGAAAGACTCGGCATACTCACCACCACCACCACCACCCGGGATCGCACCCTGCCCAGCCGTGGTGGCGGCCGCACCGCCACACGAACCGCCGCCACCCACGGCCCTGACCCGCACGGCCTTCAACCCGGGGAAGCTGCCCTTGGCGAACGAACCACTGGCGGTGTAGTAGACGGTGGTCAGGTAGACGTAGCCGGTGCGCACCGGCTGGAGCTCGGCGTCCAGACCGGACACGGTGCCTTCCACCGCTTCGGCCAGGTTGGCCAGTTGTTCCGGCCCATCCGGCGGGTCGTTCCGCCCTGGCCGGGGCCAGCCGTAGATCGGTGTGCTCGCCACCGTCACACCTCCACTCTGACCAACGTCTGCTCACGGGTCGTCCCTACCATCGGACTACCCACGTCCAGGGGGATGGTCAACGACTCCATGACGTGCCGCTCCCGGTTCCCATCCAGGTAACGCACCTCGATCGGATCATGCGGCCGCAACGCCGGGTTGACGACGGCGCGGAAGTTGACCTCGTACGGCATGCCGATACTCCGGCGCAGCATGTTCCCGGCCGCGACCGACGCCTGACCGACCGTGGTCAGCAGCGGCGACGCGTAGAACCGTGGCACCTTGCCGAACGGGCCGCCGAAGAACGTGGGTGACAGCGGGTTCGCGTCGACCGCCACCGCCCGCACCGGATCAGACCCGTCACCGGCCTCACCGGTGGCAACCACGGCGTTGTACACACCCACCCGGGTCAGGGTGCGGGACACCTGCAGCTGCACCCCATGGTCGCCGGCGTTGACCGTCCACACCGGCATACCCGGGTCGGGCGCCTGCTCCACCCGCAGGAACCCTTGCCCGTCCCAGAACATGACCTTCCCGAGGCTGTCGGCGATCTCCCGCAGAAACTGGTAGCGGGACTCCTCGGCCACCAGCTGCCGGCCCAAGTTGTCCATCGCCATCGAATCGAAGATCACCGTCACGTCCGGGTAGATCTCCCCCACCAGCTCCTGAAAAACCGACTGGTTGGTCCTGCTGCCGGAGAACACCCGCGGGCCGAGTAGCCGCCCGTCGACGATCCCGGACATCCGGTCCTGGCAGGACAGGCGGATCGGCCCGTCCGGTGCGTCATCCTGCTCCGGAGTGGCGATGCGGAAGTAGCCCAGTGGGAACCACAGCGGCTCCAGGTCGGGGCCGAGGTCGACCGCCCGGCGCACGAAAATCTCATTCCCGTACGGGGTGAGCAGGTCGGATGCCCGGCGTGGCCACAGGTCCCCGGTGGTGGTCAGCTCCAGGGTCCGCTGAATCTCCGCGGTCCCGTCGAGTGTCACATCCCCGCCGAGGATCGTGATCTGGACACCGTCCGGGTTCCCGCCGGTTTGGAAGGTGGTGCATACCCTGGCTTCGACCAGCACCCGGTGGGAGCCGGACAGGGTCCGCAGTAGCGCCCCGGTGGCCGGTGCCGGTGGTGGGGTTCCGGCGACGGTGAACGTGTGGGTGAACACCGCGGAGGTGCCACGCCACGCGGTGAGGGTGACCTGCAGGTGGGTGCCGAGGTCCTGGACGGTGACCGTGCCGTACTGGTTCCGCCCGTCGAGTGTGCCCGCGGAGTAGGTTCCGCCGGTGCCGAGCCCGGGTGTGGCGTCCAGGCTGGCGGCCTGAAGGACGGGGATGTTGCCGGGGGAGTTGGCCCCGTCGTCGATCGCGAGCCCGTGGTAGTCGCCGGAGACGATGCACATCCGCCCCAGCCAGCCGGTGCTGTCGAACATGGCCACCAGCTCGGCCTGCTCGGTGGTGAAGCTGGCCCACGAGTCGGTGGCGGTGCCCAGCCACTGCTGGGGTAGCAGCCACACCAGCAGCTTCGCGTCACAGCTGGCGAGTAGCCCGGCCAGCCACGTCTTCTGGGCGGTGCCGAGCATCGTCTTGGATGCGTCGTCCGGGTCGGAGTTGTCCGAGCCGTAGTAGCGGACATCGGCGCCGACGAACAGAACCCGGCCGATCTGCCAGGACTGCCAGATACCGGCCGGGTCGGGCAGGTCGTAGTGGGGTGTCCGCTCGCGGTAGACCTGGGCGGCGTTGGGTGAGGCGCCGCGCTGGTTGTTGGCCAGGAAGTCGTGGTCATCCCACAGGTAGCCGAATGCGACCTCGCGGTAAAGCTGGGCCTGCCTGGACTGGGCGAGGTTGTCGTCGAAGAACGTCCGCCGGTTGGCGAGGGTGTCGGTGAGGGTCACATCCCAGTCGGGGTAGCCGAAGTCGCCCAGGTTCACGAACTTGAGCCAGTTGTTGGTCAGGGCCTGGGTGCGGATGATGTCGAACACGGGGTGGTTGGATACCAGGTCGGCGTCAAGCTCCCCCCCGGCGTCGCCGGGGAAGTCCGGGTCGAGCCCGGCGCACGACGCGGCCGCGATCGTGAAGCTGGCCGGCAGCCCCAGCGGCGGGTGGGTGATGAACTGGCCGGTCGGGTCGGTGTCCAGGGTCGCGTTGTCTTCGACCTGCCACCAGTATCGGGTGGACGGGTCAAGGCCTGCGATGCTGACCTTGGCCACGCCCTGAGCGTCGACCGCCTGCGAGCTCGTGAACACGGGCGAGGTCATGGCCGGGTTGGCGGCCACCGCCACCCGCACCGGCCCGCCACCGTCAACCTTCGCCACGAAGGTGGCGCCGGCCGGGGTGACCGCACCAACCACCATGTTGACGACGCTCACAGCGTCACCAGATCCTCGGGCGACCCGACCGTATCAAGCAGATCAGCCCACGTCGGCTGGGCTGATACCAGCGCCTCCCACGACCCGTACAGATTCAGCACAGTGCCCCAGGTGAGGGTGCCGCCGACCACATCCGGCCCGGGGGCGGCCACCTCGACCAGCGGCAGGGTGAACCTGAACCACGGGTCGGCCACCCCGGCTGGCAGCTTCCGGTCCACCCGATGTTTGGTGACCGTGCCGATGGCCACGAACATGGACCCGGGCAGGATCCGCCGGCTGGGTGGAACGTGGAGGAAGAACACGTCCCCGGCCATCAACGACAGGTCCAGCTTCCGGTGTGCCGCGTCGGTCTTGGTGAGCAGGGTCAGGATGTACGCGCGGCTGGCACGTACGTCGATCTGACCGACCGGTGAGGAGCGGCCCCGGACCGGGAAGATACCCATCCGGGCCTCCCGGTCCACCGGCTCAACATCGTCCACGGTGACGGCCTGGTTGAGGAAAGGGTGCCGGACGGACTTGAGCCACACCTCACCGGCGAGGCTGGGGGTGATCGAGTCGATCTCAGGCATGGCAGCTCACCCGGCGAAGATGTGCTCTACCAGCACCAGGCCACCGCCGCCGGCGCCGCCGTTACGGGCAGTGCCCTGCGAGGGCAGGGTGCGGGTGCCACCACCACCACCGCCGAACTGGCCGTCGAACCCGTCACTGTTGCTGCCCGCCCTGCCTCCGGGACCGGCCCGCGAGTCCCCGCCGTTGGGCAGGGTTGAGCTGGGCGCCACCCGTAAGAAGCCTTCACCGTGTGACCCGCCCATGACCACGTCGCCGGTGCCGCTGCTGCCCCCGGTGCCGCCGAACAGAGAGGCGTTGCCGGCCCCGGTCGCCAGGTTGTTGCCACCCGACCCGGCGCCGGCGACCACGTGGGAACCGAACGAGCTGCTGCCGCTGCCGCTTGAGCCGCCGTTGGCACCCACCCCCCCGGCGCCGCCGGTGCCCACGGTCACCGTCTCGGTGGCGCCGAGCGACGCGGCGTCGATCACCGACACGGACACCGCTCCGGCACCACCGCCGGAACCGCCGGACACCTCACCTGATCCGGTGGTCCCAGCCCCGGCGCCCCCACCACCCGGGCCGACCACGGTAATCCGGGCGGCAACCAGCCCCAGCGGCTTGGTCCACGTGTCGGACGTGGTGAAAACGTCCACAGTCTCCTCCAAACTCGCCTGTGACACCCGGTAGAAGTTCTCCACCGCATCAGGCCAGTAGTAGTCGTCCAGCTGGGCCGCGCCGGCGACTACCGGCAGTGCCACACCACCCTGAACCGTCACCCACCACAGCTGGTTGATTGACCGCTCCACCGTTACGGCCCCGTTGGGGTAGCCGGAGATGGCTATCCGTACCCGTTGCAGGTCCGTGAGCTGTGAAAGGCCGATGGTCACCGCGCCGCCCCCGCCCCAGCCTCAACCCGCCGCCGCAGCCCGCGGGTACGGTCCCGGACCTCCACCCGCACAATGTCGGTCAGCTCCCGGTCCCCGATGAACACGTGAACCTCGGGTGGCAGCCCCCCGGCCGGGGCGAGCGCGGCCATCTGCTCCCGGGTGAACACACCCTCCCGGCCCTTCGCCACCACCAGCTGTTCGCCGATCCCGGGAATGATCCCACCACCGTGGAACCGGGGGATCTGGGGCACCCGGAACGTGGTCCCGCCGATCGTCTTACCCAGGAACTTCACCGTCGGCAGGGTGAACGACAGTCCGTTCCACTTCCCGATGATCCAGTTAAGTGCCGACTGGAACGCGCTGCGGATCCCGTCGAACAGGCCGGCGGCGGCCGACCGGACCCGGCCGGGAAGCCCCCGGATGAAGTTGACCACCGCGGTGAAGTTGGCCACGATCCGGTCCTTCACCCCGACGACCCAGCCGATCACCGCCGCCAGCAGCCCGCGCCAGAACCCGAAGTACCGCTTGACCCCCTCCCACAGGAACCGGGCCACCGCAACGGTCAGCTTGAACTGGGCGACGATCAGCCCGAACGCCGGCTTCAACACGTGCTCCCACAGCCACTTGCCGGTTGCGGCCACAACCCGGAACGCCCCGTCGACGATCTTTCGGAATGTCTCCGAGTGCTTGTAGGCGTATATCAGCCCGGCGACCAGAGCGGCGATCGCGATGACCACCAAGCCGATCGGGTTGGCGATCAACGCGGCGTTGAACGCCCACACCGCGGCGATCACTAGCTTGATAAACATGAACGCCTTGAACGCGACCAGCGCGGCGCCAAGGATCATGACGAACGGGATGAAGAAGTCCCGGTTGCGGGAGATGAACCCGGCCAGCGTTGATAGCGCCGGCACTACGGTGCCGGTCAGGAACCCGGTGACGTTGCGGAACCCGGCCACCAACCGTGGCAGCCACACCGCCGCCACCTCCCGCACCCGCGGCACCACCACGGCGGTGAAGAACGCACCGAACCGTTGCAACGCGGGAATGATCTTGTCGTTGATCGCCGGGATGATGTGCTGCTGAAGAGCCCTGGACGCCTTGTCCATCGTGGCCAGGATCACCGGCTCAAGTGGCTCCAGCGCGTGGGAGATCAACGTTTTGAACCGCTGCCACGGGGTGGCCGCTGCGGCTGCCGCACCACCGAACTCGGTCGCCAGCTCCTTCAGGATTATCTTCTGGGCGCCCATCACATCGCCGGACTCGACCAGCGCCTTGATCTGATCCTTCTGTGAGGCGGTGAAGCTCACCCCGACCCGCTGCAGCGCAGACACACCCTTGATCGGGTCGTTTAGTGCCTTGCCAACCTGGATCGCCTGGTTCTTCATGTCGGTGCCGAGCGCGGCCGACATGTCGGTGACGGTCTGGGTGGCCTGGTCGAAGATGTCGTTGCCCTTGCCCACCTCGTTACGGATCCGGGTGAAGGTGAGCAGCATGTTGGAGCCGGATTGGATGGCCGCGTCGTCGATGCCGCTCTTGCGGGAGATGGCGTGGGCCAGCTTGGTGATCTCCCCGGCGGTGACGTTCGCCGCACCGCCGGTGGTCTTGAGGACCTGGGTGGTCAGCCGATCGATCCGTGCTCCTTCGGCTGCGCCTTTCGCGAAGTCGCCGACCGCGGTGGTGATCTTCCTGAAGGCGGCGGTGATCACCTGAGCCCCGAGGATGCCCTTGACGATTCCGGAGAACCCGCCGCCGAACGCCTTACCGGACTGCTGCCCGGCTTTCTTGGCCCCGGGTTCGGCGTCCCTACCGAACCGGGCGGTGTCCGGCCGCACCCGGATGAACGCCTCACCGATACGCCTAGCCACCGACCATCTCACCCCCGACCGCCTCGGTCATCTCCGCCACCCGCGCCAACCGATCCGAACCGGCCACAGCGCCCCGCAGCGCCGTGTCCAAAGGGGCCGGGTCCTCAGCACCCAGCAGCTTCAGCACCCCCCGCCGCCACATCCACTCGTCGGCCAGCACATACAGGACGCTGAGCCCTTCGGCGGCGGGAAGGGCCATCAGCCGGCCGCCCGGTCCACCGCCGCCCGCAACTCCGCCTCCCGCTCCGGGGTCAGCACCTCCTCCCGCCAACTGCCATCGGCAGAGTGAACCCTCCACGTACGGCCAGTGGTCGGCGGCCCATCGGCAGAGTCCGAGGGCCGCCGGGTAGGGCGCTCCGACACCGCCTCGATCACGTCGGCGACGATCTGAAGCAGCGTGTCCGGGTCGGTGCCATGCTCCCGGCAGTGGACCCGGAACCGGTCGTAGTCCTGGCCGAGCAGGCTGCGGAAGAACTGGCCCAGCGCGGCGGCACCCTCGACCGAGGCCGAGTCGACGTCGGCAACCTGGGCCAGCTCGCACAGCTCCAGCAGCTTCACCCCGCCGGTGGCGACAAACTGGACCCCGTCCAGGTCGAAGCTGACCGGCTCGGTTGGTTTGGAGGTGTAGGAGCGGCGGCCCATCATGCCCTCGCCGGAGACGCCATGATCACCTTGAACGGCTGCACGCCGGCCGGCTTCTCACAGTTCAGCTCGAACGGGAAGCCTGCCTTGTCCGCGCCCTTACGCCGGGCGGTCTCCACCGTGCCGGACGACAGGCACTGCCGGAAGACCCACCGCTCCTGGGCGTCGTTGGACTCCCACCCGTACATCTTCCGGGTTTCGGTGCCAAACGCCGGCGGGTCATATGTGACGAACCCGGAGCCGGTGGTGATCGTGCCCCCGTTGAGCGCACGCTTCAGGTTGGTGGCGGTGATCTCCGCCAGGGTGAAGCGGACCATGATGGTCCGGCCGGTGGGCGCGTAGCGGATCGGGTCCAGCTCTTCGGCCACCTCCACCGGGTCCACGTTCAGCTGGTAGGCGAACTCGGACCCCTCGAAGGTGTATCCCAGGTCCACCCACGCGGCCACCCACCCGGTGGTCAGGTCGGTCGGCTCGGTCGAGCCCAGGTCGGCGATCCGCAGCGTCCCCGGACCCAGGCTGATCGCATTCGGATTGCCCATCTCTCACTCCTTCTACAGGTACACGTACTGGTTGAGCAGGTCGCGGGCGAACCGCTGGGCCGGCTGACGGTCGGTGCCGTACTCCGGAAACGTCAGGTACCCGTGTTCGGCGTCCCAGCCCACATCTACGGCCCCGGCGGTGCCGGAGTCCCGCGCCTCGATGCTGGCGGCCGCCTCCCCGGAGTCCCGCGGTGCCGCCGCCGCCAGCTCCCGGGCCATGTCCTCGGCGGCCCGTTCGATGTGGGCCACCACCTGAGGGTCGGTCTTCAACCCGCGCAGGGCGGCACGGTCCCACACGATCCGCACGTCAGACATCGACCCGCCTCACCTTGTCATGCCAGCCGTAGGCGTCGACGTGCTCCGGGCGGACCCGGTCACCCGGGCTGTGAGCGCGCACCCCGGCCACGAACAGCGGCTCCAGCGCCTCGAACACCCCAGCAACCAGCGGGGCGGGCGGGACGTCGACGGGCTTCTTGGCGGGCATCGGGGCTCCCTATGGCAGCTGGAGGACGGCGATGGTCAGGTTCGTCTCGACGTCGTAGGTCATCGCCACGAGCCCGTCGGCGGCGGCGAAGATGTCCGCCGGGAACGGGCCGATGATCTTGTCACCGGTGGTGGCCGGGATCGTCGCCACCATGTCCGCCACGTCGAACTCGGCCAGCTTCCCCGCGGTGGCGAACGTGATGATCCGCGGGGACGCGTTGGTGTTCTTCGCATGTACGAACACCGACGCCCCGGGTGAGAACTTGTCCCCGCCGGCCTCGACCACGTTGTAGGTGGGCGTCACACCCGACCCGGTGCGCACCACCTGCTGAGTGACTAACGTCGCCATGACATCTCCCTCACTGAACCCACGAATCGACACCGACCCGGTACGACAGGATGCTGACCGCCTGGTCATCCACAGGGGAGTAGTCCCCCTGCCCGGACACCACCCGGGCCACACTGCTACCACCGGCCAAGTTCGGCTCGGCCAGCAGCAGCCGCCCAACCTCCGCCCCGACCGCCTCGGCCAGCTGATCCGTGTCGGCGATCCCACCCTCACCCGGTGGGGACTGGGCCACCCGGATATGCACCGTCACCGTGGCCGCCTCCTTGGCCAGCCGGTCATGAGGCCCGGACTGCACGGCCTCCTCCTCCGGCTGGTCGAACAGCACCCCCCCGCCGTACACGCACACCAGCTCCGCCGTGGCACCCGGCCACGCGTAAGCCACCTGAACCCCCGACAGTGGATTCCCGAGCTCGGCCGCGCGCTGCTGAAGCCGGGCGATGATCGCCCGCTTCGCCGCGTACACGTTGGTGGTCAAGCGATCCACACCCTCTCGAACCCGGCGCGGTGGTATGCCGCGTCAACCTCCGAGTAGCCGGTGGACCGCTTCCCAGCCGTGGTCAGCCGGTACACCCCACCCTCGGCGACCGTGAACGACACCGCCCGGTCGGGGATCTGGGTGCGGGTCTCAGACAGCTTCGAACGCAACCGCAGGATGCCCGCGTCCCGCACCGTCACCGGTGGCATGTCCAGGCCGTGCTCGTACTCGACGATCACGTTGCGGTGCCCGTCCGGCCACGTCGCCCGGTCGTCGCGGACCAGCACCCCCTCCGGCTGGGCGGCGACCTCCGCCAGCTCGTCCACCCCCAACGCGGTGAACACCCCACCGGCCCGCGGTGCGACGCTGGCCGCCCGGACCGCCCGCAGCTCCACATCCGGCACGCACAGCTCCGAGGTGCCGGTGCCGTCGAGCAGCCGCCGCTTGAACCGGGGCACGAACGCCACCCCGGCGATGTCCTCGGCCTCCACCTCCACCGAGGTGCGCTTCACGGCGAGGGTGGCGGTGTCGTAGCTGGCCGCCAGCCGCAACTCGGAACGTGCCTCCGCGAGGCCGAACAGGAACCCGCCGACCACCTCTACCACGTCCCGCACGACCACGGTGGCGCCGCCGACCAGCCCCGACCAGTCCACGGTGAGCGTGTCCACCAAGGGTTGCTCGGGCAGCTCGAAGTCGTACACCCCGGCGCCGATGCTGGTGGCCGCCCCGGAGGTGACCAGGGTCCCGTCGAGCCGTTTCACCGTGACGGTCACCGCCCCGGCCGCGTCGGTGGGGGTCTCCCCCGCGTAGAACGTGTGGGAGAGGGTGACCCGGCTGGTCGCCAGCACCCGTAGCAGGCTCATGGCGCACCGCCCACGGTGATGACACCCCAGCCGTAGGCCGGGTGGTCAGCCGAGCGGATCTCCACCACCTGATCCGGCGGCAGCATGCCCACGAGCTTGGGCCACAGCTTCCACACCTCACACCGCAGATCCCCGGCGCTGTCGATGTCGTGGAACAGAACCAACCCACCCGGGCGGACCAGCCGGCCGTACATCTCCCAGTCAGCCCACACCCCCGCGAACAGGTGATCCCCGTCGAGCACCAGCACGTCCAACGGCCGGCCGGCGAGCTGACCAGTCAGCCACTTCAAAGTCAGCGGATCGTGCGAGTCGCCGATGTGCACGGTCGCGCCGTGGGTGTTCAGCGGCTGGCCGGAGCCGCCGCTGGCGTAGGAGTTGTCGGCCAGGGTGATGCCGTACACGTCCGGGCACACCTGCCGCCACGCCCACAGCGTCCCGCCCCGGTCGCATCCGATCTCCACCAGCACCTTCGGCTGGGCAGCGGCCACCAGCTTCACCGCGGCCGCCAGCTCGTCCCGTTTCTGAGAGGCGCGGTGCTCATCGCAGGCGATCTGGGCGATCCGCTCGGGGGTCACGGTGTCACCGGCCGGCAGATCAGGTAGTCGGCCTTCGCCGGCTCAGCCCGGGGACCCTCCGGGCTCCAGTGGGTCTCGTAGGTGAACGCCACCTCCCAGTCGTAACCCAGCTCGGTCAGCAGCGCCTCCAGGTCGGCGCGCTCGTAGTAGCCGCAGTAGTCGTGACACTCCACGAACAGCACCGGCCGGTGCCGGGCCAGCAGCCCAGCCATCCCCCGCAACGCGTGCAGATCCGCGCCCTCCACGTCCAGCTTCACCAGATCCAACCGGTCCAGGTCGACCAGCTGAGGGTCGGCGTCGAGGCGCCGGGCCAGCACCGCCCCGCGGTAGCCCGGGCACTGAGCCAGGAAACAGTCGTGACCGTCATCCGCTAATACTTCAGTGTCAATGTGAGACAGCGGGATCGCCCTGGTCGACCCGCCGGACTCCTTCCCATGAGGATCGTCCAGGCTGAGCCAGGTGTACTTGTCCCACGCGGCGAACTCCAGCACGGTCACGTTGCCGATGTCGTTGAGTGCCAGGTTCCGGCGCAGCCCCGACACGGCGGCCGGGTTCGGCTCCACCGCGAACACCTGGGACGCCTTGCCGGCCAGCCGCACCGAGTAGTGACCGACGTGAGCGCCAACGTCCAGCAGCACCCCACCATCCGGCAGCAGCGGCTCCACAATCCCCAGAAGCTCGGACTCGTGCTCGCCCAGGCCCAGGTAGTCCTCGGAACCCTTACCCCGGTCCAACCACAGCAGCCCGTCGGCCTCCCGCACCCGCACCCGGGGACGCCCCGACGCCTTGGCCGCGTCCTCACCACGGCGGGTCAGCGCATCGGCCAACTGCTTCAACGCCGGCTCCCAATGCTCGGCCAGCACCCGGTCGGCGTCGTACTCCTGGGCGAACCCCCACGCCTGCGCGCGCATCTCCTGGTCGCGGGCATGCTCGTACGCCTCCTCGTACGCGTCGACTATCGAGGCGATGAACGGCCGCCGCGCCCAAGCGCTCTGCGAGTCGTGCCACATCGGCTCCCCGGGCACCTTCCACCCGGCGCCCACCAGCTCCGGCATGCTGGTCGTATCCGACACCACCACCGGCGTGCCTACCGCCTGAGCCTCGACAATCGGCACCCCGAAGCCCTCGCCCCAGGAGCAGTTGGTCAGCACATCCGCGGCCCGGTAGATGTCGGCGATCGTCGACGCGGGCACACCCACCTTGTACGCGTACTGGTCGGTGAACCAGTACGACCCCTCGGGAAAGTCGCTGAGCAGGTGGCGGATGTCCACCCCGTACGGTGAGGTCACGTCGGTGTGGAGCGCCAGCACCGCATCCGGATGCTTCCGGCGCAGCTCGCCGAAGGCGAGGATCTGCTCGTAGAACGCCTTCCGCGCCCCGTCCTTGCCCACGTTCGCGGCGACCATAGCCACCACGAACGCATCTTCGGGCAGCCCCACCCGTTGCCGGGCCTCCGCCTTGTCCCCCGGGCAGAAGATGCTGGTGTCGATGCCGTGGGGCACGTACAGCGGCTTCAACCCGGCCTCAATGAGCGCCCGTTCCCCGAACCGGGACATGGCGATCGGGATCGCCCCCATGGTCTGAAACCAGTCGACCACCGCCGGGGGCACGTGCTCGTGGTCGACCGGCACCCACGCGGCCACGTTCATCTCGGCCAGCAGTGGCGCGTTGAAAGTCCACACGTCCCCGAGGGTGATGATCAGCCCCTTGTCGGCCACCTCCCGGAAGCTCTTGCCGGGTCCGCCTCCGAAGTGGTCCACCGCGTGGGGCACGATCACATCCCCGCCGTAGGACTTGGCGTAGGCGGGGTAGCAGGTGATGCCCCGCCAGTTCAACTTGGTGCCCATCAGCCCGTAGTAGGCGGAGATGGCCAGGTCATGCCCCAACGCTTTGATCCGCGGGGCGAAGGTGGCCGTCTGCTGCCCGTACCCTGAGCCAACGAATGGGGCCACGCTGTGCCATAAGATCTTGATCAGACTCACCTCCCCGACTTGTCGTACCGGTTATGGCAGGTCCGGCATAGCTCGCGATAATCCGCCCGATCGCGGGTGTAGTCCCTGCCGTGGATCTTCGCGTAATCAGTCGGCCCACTTGCGCCACACTGTTCGCAGGCACCTACCTTCGGAAAGTGGTTGGCCAGATACCGGTGAACGTCCTGGTAACTGACTGCATCGCCCCTCCACTTGTTGTTGCCCTCGCCATAACGGACAGGTGGAGGAGTGGCCGCAGCGGTCCGAGAAAAGTGGCCCTGTACGAACCGCATCGGTTGGCCTTTGCGGTACCCACGCCTAGTCACGGCGGCAAGAGGTGAGAGTTGCCCACAGCCGCACCCACAAAGCTGCTGAGTGAACTCCTGTTGTGGAACGCGACCGTTGCCCAGGTAATGACCATGCGCGAACTTAGCCCGCTCGGATACAGGCCGGCCACAGCCGCACCCGCACAGCCTTGTCGCCGCGGCAATCACTCGGTCACCGCCTGGGCGGCCGCGATCTCCTGCCGGAGCCGGTCGGCACCCCAACGCCGGTCCACCTTGACACCCAGGTTCTGGGCGGTACGACGCAGCGCGTCCAGGTCATCCCCGGAGACGATCCGGGCGTCCTTCACCTCGGCCGGGTCGGCGATCTTGTCGACCGTCTCCGGGTCGGACTCCTCCTCCTCATCCGGCTCGGGTTCCAACTCCGGCTCCGGGTCGGGGTCCTCGGGCAGGATGTCCACCTGACCAACCCCAGCCAGATACCGCATGTGGGCGACCGCGTCCCGGTCGCCGTCGTCGACCACACTGACCGTGCCCTCACCAGCGGCGTACGTACGGCCGTCCGTCCACCGGCTGTTCACCTGCGTGATGGTCCTGATTTTCATGAGACACCTCGCAGGGAGTACACAACCGTGGTCGCAGACTGCATGTTGATCCCATCGAGATGTACCCGAACAAACGCGGCACCCGGAACGACATCTCTGCTGTGATACCCGGCAATCACGTCCGTTGCGTTATGCGATTCCTCGATGGTGTAGTTGGGCAAACCTGAGAACCAGTTGACGAAGGCCAAGGCCACTCGTTGTAGCCCGGCAGTGGGAATCCAGGGTCCGAAGTGGTGCTCCCCGGGCTGAACAGTCACTTCATCCTGGTCCAGGATGTCTCTAGCTGGCATTTTGTTACTCCTTCCGTGTCTCCCTTGCGGATGGTTGAGCCCGGCCCCGCCGGCACATCGGGAGACAAGCCGGCGGGGCCAGACGACTAGAGCAGGTACTTCGCGAACGCGGCCGGGCGCATCACGTCCCCGCCGACCCGCATGTGGAACAGAAACGCGACCAGACCCAGCTCGGCGTACCGCTCATCGAGCCGCTGGACGGTGATCCGCTTCCTGTCCGCGATCACATACCCCAGGTTCGGGTCACCGAACAGCACCGACGGGTCCACCGCCGCAGCGCTGGCACCCATGGACGGCAGCCCTTCCAGGTTGAAGAACCGCTTCCCGAACAGGGTGTCCGGCTCACCCGCGCGAACGCTGGGCTGCCACAGGTAGTTCGAGTTCGCGTCCTTCAGCAGTGCGATCGCCTCGGAAGCGTCGTCACTGGCGAAGTAGGCCCCGTTGCGGCGGAACCTACTTGGAATCCGGTACTGAAGCTTCTTCAGGTCGTCGCCGATCGGGGCCGAGTCTGTGTCGGCGGTGACCGCCTGGGTGATCTGGTTCGCCGCAGAAGTAGCCCGGGCGGCCAGACCCCACGGCTTCGACACCCCGTTCCCGGCGGCGAAAGCATCGTCCTCCATCTCCGCGCACTTCTGACCCACGATGTCCTGGATCAGGGCGACAATGTTCGCGTCGGTGTCGGCCAGCTCATCGACACCGATCCGCGACATGGCGGTCAGGTCATGCACCGACACCTCATCCACCGGAGTGTTCGGCACCACGTTCGCGTCCACGGTGGTGGCGGTGAGTTCAAGCTGCCCCCACCCGGCCGTGGCACCGGTCAGCGACCGGATATCGATCTTGTTGGAAGTGGTCGGCCGGACCAGCGGCCCGGAGCCCCGGAACACCCCCAGGTGAGGCAGGGTCTTGAAGATCGGGCCGGCGATGTCGTGGGGGACGATCACCTGCCCGGTGGCGTCCTCGATCAGCGCGGCCTTCTCTGTCGCGTCGAGCCCGTCCACCCACGGCTGACCCTTCACCCCGTGGCGCAGCGCCTTGGCGAACAGCTCGACCTGCCGCCGCTTCATCGCCTCCTCATAGCCGGAGCCGACCACCCCGTCCTTACCGGCCTGCCCGGCGGCCACCGCCGCCTCAGCGGCCAGCGCCGACGGGACCCGGTCCGGCTCCGCCCCCCAGGACTCCATCGAGTCCTGCTCCTTCTCCAACGCGGCCAGGCCCTTCAGCCGGGTGGCCTCGGTGAGCAGGGTGGACATCTTGGCCGCGTCCTCGGCCGGGATCTTCGTCGGGTCCGGCCACCGGTCCCGGATGGTCCGGGCCAGGCTGATGCACTGCAGGGCCTTGTCCTGCAGCGCCTTCTGGGTGACTTGAGACATGCCTTTCTCACTCCTTGCCGAGTTCGGCCGCCAGCGCATCCAGTTGGGAGCTGACGGTTGTGGCCTCTGTGTGTGCCAGAAGCTCGGCGAGTGAGTCGGTCGGCTCGCCGCCGGGTGGGCTGCTGCCCGGCCCGGACTGACCGATGATTGCTAGAGCGTACTTCGACGCGTCGTCGGGGTCCGGCGCTGAGGCCGGGCTCCCACCGCCGTCGTTGTTGGGCTCCGTCGTGCCGGCCGGAGCGTTACCGGGGCGGTATTGCATGACCACCAACTGGTCCACGGCGTTCTTCCGCACCAAAGGGCTACCGATGGACAGCGCGGCGCGCATGTCCGTGACCCACGCCTCGGGTAGCGCCCCGGTCTTCGCCGCGGACACCATCGCCCGGTCGTTGGCCGGGAACGGGGTCAACGACACCTCCGTCAGACCCAGCTCATGCAGGATTCGGATCTCCCGCCCGTCGCGAGTCTCGAAGGACTTCTTGAAGATCGGGGAGAAGATCGACAGGCCGGCCAGGTGACCCTCCCGGGCCTTCTGCCGAGCCTCCTGAGCCACTGGGGTAGCAGAGAAAGCGGCGGTGAACTTGAACCCGAACGTGTCCTCAGCACCCGACTTCAGCGACCCGATCACCCCGGCGGAGCTGTGCTCGTGGTCCAGCACCAGTGGGATCACCCGCTTGGAGGCCCGCCACTCCTGGAGTGTCTTGCGGAACGCGCCCCGCAACACGACGTCATCCTGCTGGTCGACGACGTTCCACACCGACGCGTAACCCTCCAGGCTGCCAGGGTCACCGTCGTCGGCCTTGGAAACATCCCACTGGATCGGGACCACACCGCCGATGCCGATCCTCAGCCACTCACCATCCACGATCCGATCCCTCCCGGGCCTGTAACACCGCGACCTCGTCCCGGCTCAGCTCAACCCCGTACTCGGCGGCCAGCAGCACCGCACTGGCCTCGATCTCCTCCGCCGCCGGCAACGCCTGCCCAACCTCCTGGGGCACCACCCCCGACGGGGTCAGGAACACGTCCCCACCCGGCACCGCCGCCAGGCCGACCATCTGCCGGAAGTCGTTGCGGGTGATCCCACCCCGCGCCAGCGCCTCAGTGCCCCGCTGCCACAACGCCCCGGCCGCCTCCTTCAGGGCGAGCACCCCGGAGTTGTCCCACGCGGTCATCACCCGCCGCCGGCCCACACCGGCGAAGCGGGGCAGCAGCCGCGACCGGACCGGCTCAATGAAGCGGCGCTGCTCGGAGAACATCGCCTCTTCCCAGAAGCTGAGCCGCGCCTCCCGGTAGTCCTTGTACGCGTTGTGGGTGAGCCCAAGTTTCGTGCCGACCAGGATCGGCTCCACCCCGAAGGCCATGCAGATCCGCGCCTCGGACACCTCCCGAAGGTCCGGAAACTCCAGATCGGTCAGGTTGTACACCATCTGGTGAATCTTCATGCCCTTTTGCAGGAACGCCGGATCACCCTTACGGTTCCCGCCGAACGCCTCCCGCCACTTCGCCTTCAACCGCTTGTGCAGCGCGTCGGTGATCTCCTGCTCGGTCTCCACCACCACACTGGGCATGGCGTGGTTACGGAGCATCGTGTCGACGAAGTCGGTCGCGGCGTTGTCGAGGGTGGTGGCCCGGGCCGCCGGCCGAAGCGGCGGCTGCCCGAAGTAGCGAGAGGCCGGGTTCAGCGGGTTCGGGTTCGGATACCTAATCCTGATCATGAACTCTTCGGCGCCCCGTGCCCGGGGGGAGCCGGCGTCGGGGATCGGCACCATCAGCTCCGGCCGGTCCGGGTTCGGCCGGTACACCCAGATGTAGTCACCCGGGTCCCGCGGGTTGGGTAGCACCCCAACCAGGTCCGGCCGCACCGGCCACACCTGGGACGGCAGCCCATCACGGCCGTTGACCACCAGCCAGAAGCAGGTGCCCGCCAAGTCCTTGTACGTCACACTCAGCTCGAAAAACTCGAACTCGTCCGTCACCGGGTTAGGCGTCTCGAACAGCCGGCGTAGCCGGTGGTCGTCGATCGCAGGGCCGTTACCGGCCGGGGTCGGTGAGGCACCCCACGGGTACACCCGGATCACCGACTGGGGAAGCGACTCCGCCCGGTAGCGGATGCACGCGTACACCAGCTCGTTGCGGCCGTACCCGGCGGTCGCGTAGTTGGCGTAGCTGCCGTCCTGTTCGAGCATGCCGGCCAGGTTCGGCCCGCCGGCGCCGGTGCCCGACGGGATGGACATGAACCCTTGCCGACCGTCGACCACCGCCAGCTGCTTACTGGCCGGTGGCGGCTTCGGCCCGGTCAACCAACCCACGGTCTCACGCGTTCCAACCGGTGAACAACGACCCGGCGCCGAGGATCAGCCCGGCGGAGATCAACGCGAACCCCAGGCCGAAGCTGAGGCCCACCCCGACCGGGATGAGCACCACCGCCGCGGGGGCCGACACCAGCGCGGCCGCCCGCCGGCTGTGCGCAGTCACCCACCCGCGGCCGAATGAGACCGTGTCACGTAGCCGGGTTCCGGCCCGCCGCGCCCAGACAGCCACCAGGGCGGGGGTGGGGACCGCCCACAGCACGGCGGCGGCGGCCAGCAGCGCCCAACCCGGGCCGGCGAGTACGGCGACACCGGCCACGGCACATCCGCCGACCAGCACCGCCCGCGCTCCGGCGACACGCTCCACGGCGGCATCGTAACACCGTGGCCTTCAAAACGAAGGCTACTAGCAGCCCAAACCTTTGATTCTGTGGCACGATGGGGCCGTGAGCGACACAACCTCCACCCCCGAGCCGCCGGCTCAGGTGACCGCTCAGATCGACCTGTCGGTGGCCGCCGGGCAGCCCATCCCGCAGCCGGACCCCGAGCCAGACCCCGAGGAGGAGTAGCCGAGATGAATACGCGTATCGCAGGGCTGGCCGCGCTGGCTCTCGCTCTGCTGCTGGTGGGTGGTGTCGCAGTCGCGTCCATCCCAGCCCCTGACGGCACCATTAACGGTTGCCGGCAGGACAGCACCGGCAACCTGAGGGCGATCGATTCTGAAGAGACCTGCCCGTCTGGCTGGTCGCCGCTGAACTGGCCATCTCAGGACCGTTACGCCCACTGGACTGACGGTTGGCGTGGCCGGCAGGCTCCGATCACCAGCATCCCGGCCAACAGCACGGCAACGGTGACGGTCGATTGTTTCAGCGGTCCATTTGGCGATCCGAATGACGTGATGATCTACGCCGAGTACACGCTGTCAGATGACCCCGACCTGAAGATAACCAGGTGGTGGCCCAACCACAGCAGCGGCTTGGGATTGCTTTCCAACCAGTGGTCACTCAGCGTGAAGAACAACTCTGACACAACTGCGACGGGGAACCCTCTAGCCCGGCTAATCGGGTACTGCGTCGACGGCGACCCATTCCCCTGAGAAGAGAGAGAGTAAGCCATGGCTGGCGACACAGCGCTGCTGAACGCGGCCGCCGATGCGGCTGGGCTGAACCTGGAAGGCGCGTTCTTTGCTATCCAGGATGGCAACACGAACGCGGACCAGACGTCCGACCAGCGGCTGGCCCCGGATTACAACGCCGCATCGGGCGGGGTGGCGGCGCTTGCGGCGACGCTGTCGTTCACCGGTCCGAGTTCCCAGGCCGTATCGCACCTGGGCGTGTGGGACACCATTGGCCCCACCGGTGGCAACCTCCGGTTCGCGGTCGACCTAGTCGGAGACCTGTTCTATAACGCCGCAGGCGACTTGGATCTCACCGCCGCACCGATCACCGTCACCTGAGGAGGATGACATGGCCGCTGGATTCAAGGCGCTGCTCGACAAGACCCAGATCAACACCAGGATCGGTGGGATCTCGGTGAGGTTGCGTGAGGTGTTCGACGAGATCGAACAGTTCAACGCGTTCTTCCAGGCCGAAGGCGTCGCCGGGCTGGTCGCCAACTTCGGCTTCGACCCCACCGACACGGTCAACGCACCCGATGCCAACCTGGTCGGCACGGTGAACAACGAGTACGAGCAGCTGAGGCAGATCTACCTGGGCGCCCAGGCGCTGGGCACCGCCAAGGACTTCCGCGCCTTCGCGCCTCAGGTCGAAGCTCTGCGGTAGGCCTGACCTGTGCCGACCGTCCGCCGGCTGGACGCCGATGATGATGTCGTCTTCGCCGCCGGGTTGGGCGGGCTCGACAGCTTCGCCTTCGGCACGTTCGCGTTCTTGCTGCGGCCGCTGGCCGCCTACGACTCCACAAACAGGACGTTGCTGGCCGCCTACGACTCGACCGGCGCCGTGGTCGGGAAGATCGACCTCAGCCTGAACAACAAGGTCCAGTGGTGGTCGGGCGGGTCGGGCGGCAACGGCCCGATCGTCACCGCTGATGACTGGCATCTGCTGGTGGTCCGCAAGGCGACCGGTACCGCGCAGGTCCGGTTCAGTTTGCTCAACCTGGTCAGCGGATGGACCCACGTTGACACCGCGGGCACGTTCGCCGACTGGGTGGCACCGACCGGCGGCACCTGGCACACGTTCGACCCCGTGTCCTCTTGGGGTCCAGGTTCCGACCTCGCGGCCATGGCGGTCTGGGCGAACGAGCTGCCGTGGGCCGCCGACACGTTCGGCGACGCGGAGATCCAGGCGGCCGTGCTTGAGGACCACCTGAACAACTGGCGGGACGCGGCCCCGACCGCCGGGTGGGCGTTCTTCCAACCGCTGGCGATCCACAGCATCGAGGACTTCACGCTCGACCGGGCCGATGAGATCAGCACGGCCGTAGGTGTCCCGACCGACGCCACCGACCTCGATTTTCAATACGAGGACGCCGGCCCGCTCGCATTGAGCCGGAACTTCCTACGCACCACCCAGGACGAGCCCGGCGCCGGCGGTATCGTCCGGGACCTGTCCGAAACCCAGGGCACCCCGACCACCCTCAACTCGGGCAGTACCAGCAGCGGCGGCTTCACGAAGATGCTCGAATGGGTGCGGACCGTGGGTGCCACGGTCGGCTCGGCCACGATCTCCACCCAGCTTCAGGTCACCGACGTGTCCGCGGCCACGCTCAGCTACAAATGGCAGGTCCACCGCTACAACTCCGCCGGGGTGCTTCAGGCCGACTCCGACTTCTCTGGCGAGCACAACACGACCGGCATCAAGGTCGCGACCCTCACACTGAGCACGACCTGGTCGGCCGGTGACTGGCTGGGGTTCTCGTTGTGGCTGCGGAAGGCCGGTGGCGGCGGGTCCCGCAGCATCACCGTCGCCGTCAACGATGCCGACTCGTGGGCCGAGTTCGAGGTGGCCGAGGTCTCGCCGGCCATCGTCACCGCCGCCATCCCCCTCACCGTCACGGTCGCGCCGGCTGTGGCCGCCGACCACGCCGCCACCGCCAACATACCGCTGACCGTGGCGGTTGCCCCGACCGTCGCGGCGCCAAGCGCCACCGGACTCATCTCCGGTGAGGTGTCGATCAACCCGGCCACCCTGTCCTGCGCCCCCGGCGAGCGGCTGATCTGCATAGCGTTCTCCCGCGGCGGCGGAACCGCATTCGGCGTCACCCCCGACGCCGGCGGCGGCGTCTGGACCAACCGGGTGGCCGAGGCCACCGTGCCGGGTAACGACCTGGCCCGCCGCTCCCTCGGCGTCGCCGAGCTCGTCCCCACCAGCGGCATCACCGACGGGCTGTTCACCGCCGCCTGGTCCGCCGACCCCACCGACGCCATATGGCTACGCGTCCAGGAGGGCGGCGCGTTCGGGTTCGCGGATGCCGCGGTCGCCGACTCTGACACCGGCTCCGTCACGTCCCTGGCCACCGGTGACACCGCCTCGATCCCGGCCGGTGACCTACTGCTGCTGGCCGCCGCCGCCATCCGCGACGGCGGTGCGGCCGGCACCGGCTGGGCCGCCGCCGCCATAAACCCGGCGTTGGTAGCCGGCGGGAACCTGCTCCTGGACGCCTACGCCGGGAAGGGCGCCGGGGGGAACGCCGGGGTCGGCGGCTACCTGATCCTCGACAGCCAGCCGGCCGGGGTCAGGGCGGACACGGTCACCCTCCCCGGCGGGGACGCCGCCAAGCGGATCACCGTAGCGCTGGTCGTCTGGTCCACCGGCGTCACCACCACCCCCCAGGTCACCGCCTCGATCCCCCTGACGGTGACGGTTGCCGGCACCACCACGGCCGAACACCAGGTGACCGCCGACTTCCCGCTGGCCGTGGCGCTGGCCGGCACCGTGGCCGCCGCGCATCAGGCAACCGCCGGGGTGGACCTGACGGTCACACTGGCCGGCACCGCCGACACCGACCACACCGTCACCGCTGGGGTGCCGCTGGCGCTCAGCGTGGCGCCGGTGGTCGACGCGCCGGAGGTTGGCGCCCCGGCCGAGGTGACCGCCAACATCCCCCTCACGGTGACCGTGGCCGGCACCGCGCAGGCCACCTACCAGGTCACCGCCGCCGTGCCGCTGGCCGTGGCCGTCGCCGGCACCGTCCAGGCTGAGCACCAGGCCACCACCACGCTCCCGCTGGCCCTGACCGTCGCCCCGGTGGTCGACGCGCCCGTGCCCGGCGCACCCAACCAGGTCACCACCAGCATCCCCCTCGGACTGGCCGTGGCCGGCACCACCGCCACCGGCTACCAGGCCACCGCCGGCATCCCGCTCACGCTGACGATCACCCCGACTGGGCACAACGACCGCGCGGTCACCGCAGCGATCACCCTTGCTCTGGCGCTCGCGGGCGTGGTCGCCTTCCCGCCGCCGCCCTACGAAGCCATCCGCACCAGCCTCGACGGTGCCACCTATGCCACCGGAATAGACGGGCGAACCCGAACCATCACCGTCGAATAGCCCACATGATCAGATGAAAATGTCCGGATCCGGCACAACCTCCGAGCCCTTCACCACCAACCCCAACAGCGCCAACGTCGCCGTATACAACGGCCCCAACTCCGATGATGAGCCCTTCTTCACAAACACGAACGACCCCGCGCCCAAATCCAGACGGCGGGCCTGACCCACCGCCCGGTCCAACACCGGCTGCCCCAAATGAAACAGCCGCAGCCCATCATCAAAATCCCGGCCCGGCCGCACCTCCCCCGTCGCATCAAAAAACCGGCCACACGCCCCCGCAATATCAGGCTGAGCCGGGGTCAACACATCAATCCCCCGGTTCTTCAACGGCTGAACCAACGACGCCGCCGGCCTGCGCGGATCAACCACCACCGTCCACGGCAGGTGATCGGCCACCATCTCCACCGCCCGCCGCTCAATCCACTCCACACCAACCGCACCAGCCGGCACCCGACCACCCGGCTCCACAATCTCCACGTGATACTGGCCGTCCTCGCGGTAGCCGGCCACCCCGATCCAACCCCGGTCCCGCTCCTCATTCATCTCCACCGCCAACGCCGGCCGGCCCGCGATGCAACTCCCCGGGTCGTACCGTTCATCCCAGGTCAGCTGTGATACCAGCGTCCACCGTGGTGTCGACTCCACCGGCTCCCACCCCAAATACTCGGCGTACAGGTCCACCAGCGGCATCCCCGACTCGAAATCCTCACGCACCGCCCGCTCCGGCACCGTCAACCCCAACCCCGGCATACACGAATACCACGTATCCGGATCCTGCGGGTCCAACCCATCGGCCGCCGCGAAGTCGAAAAACGCCATACCATGCCGCACCCCAGCCTCCACCCGCTGCCGACCCAACACACGCTTCGCCCGCAGATACGGCCACTGATCCGGCCGCACCCGCGACAGACCCGGGATCATCGACAGCACCCACAACTGACGCCCCGGGGGCAGCTGCGCCCGGGTCATCATCGCCGGCCGCATCCCCAACTCCGTCCGGTTATCCGGCCGCGACCACGCCTCATCAATCACACCCAAATCCAGCGTGTCACCCGTACCACCCGTCTTCCCCGTCGTACTGCCCGGCGACCACATCGACCCGTTCTCCCACATGATCGCCTCACTATTGCGCTGCAACCGGTCATCGAACCGCCGCCGCGGCCGGTAGTACGACGACCTCTTCAACCGCTTCAGATGCACATCCCGCCACTTCTCCCTCGCCTTGTCCGCCGTCTGCGCCGTGTACAACACCACCTGCCCATCCGGCACCGGCAGCGAGATACCCAGATGCTCCCGCGCCCAGGCGACCAGCGACCTATCCAACGTCGTGCACCGGTGAGTCATCACCGGCAACAACATCTCGGTCTTCCCGGTCGCCTGCCGTGGCCCGATCACCACCACCTCGGAGTACGCCAGCAAACCAGTGGCCGGATCCAGCTCGAACGCCACATCGACAATCCGCCGCTGATGAGGCATCAACGGCTTACCCAGCCGCCGGGCCACCTCCGCCACCTGCGGCCCCAACGTCGGACGCTCCGGGCTCCGCGCCGTCCCATGCAGGGGTAGGCATTCCCTCGTCCTCCCCACTACCGCCGCCGTCACGAACCACCTCCCGCAGCTGATTCAACGTCACCCGCAGCTCCGCCACCAGCTTCACAGTGGTCGACGGGCCATCATCCATCCCCCGAGTATCAATTGCCCGGCTGAGCACCAACGCCAACTCCGCCAGCGTCGACTTGCCAACCTCACCCATACCGTCCAGATCCCGGCGAACCGCAGCCTCAACCCGCCCCACCCGCCGACGCTCAGCCATCTACAACCCTCACTGTCAGAACTGAAAAATCGGACGATACACACATAACCCCGACGAC